TTCTCTTTAATTAAGGCACTTGCTTTATTCTGTAATATCTTCATCTCCTTATGCTCCGGATAACTACGTCTACCTTTGGTTATGTGATTTATTATATTATAGCCATTAGCTAATGCGAACCCTTTCTCAGCATCAAAGTATAGCTTTAATTTCTTAAATGCTCCCCAAAAACCGTTTAACAGGTCGTTGGCTTCTTCCATACTTATATTCTGGGATTGAGATAGTGTGAATGAACTGCCACCAAAAGATATAAAGAAGTTTAGAATCTTACCCTTCTGTCTTAGTGGGCACTCTTCTCCTTTTTCATCTTTATTAGACATATCGAGCTTACCGTATGCAGTTAGTTTACCTTCTTCTTTAATTACTTGTTTTGCATTAGGGTATAACTCTTTTAGCAATTTTCGGACAATGCTTTCATCTTTCTCTGGAAATTTAACTTCCATTGATAGCTTAGTAATCGTTATTTCAAGTCTTTCTTTAGTACTATATACCTTAGAAGCCACCATACTATGACTATCCCCGTCTCCATTCTCAAAAAAGTCTATAAATACATCATCTTTACTCTTATATGCCATTACTCTACTCTCTTGTGCAGAATAGTCAGCTCCTACTATAACACCTCTTTGGGCTTTAAAGCAGTTCCTCCATTCCTTACTTGATGGTATTTGTGCCATATTAGGATTATATGGTGCAAGTCGTCCTGTTGCAAGCAATTGGTCTACTTGAAAGTGTATTCTACCTGTATTCTTATTGATGTTTGTTAACATCTTAGAGCCGTATGAATCTATCAGCTTGGATAGTTCTTTGTATTTTATATAATCAGGTAATAAAGGGTGTGCATTAGCTACTTTCTTTAATTCTTTTATATCTAATGTATCTTTACCTTTTACATTAGGTATAGCTATTTTTAATTCTCTGAATACTTCTTTAACCTGTTGTGATGATTTCCAATTGACTCTTCTCTTATCATGTACTTTATTATCTATCTTAATCTCTTCTCCTGTAAATAAGTCAATTGTCTTTTCTTTAATATATGATATAGGTGCCTTTCTGTTATTCTTATATTTAGGTGAACTCTTTATTATTAGTTCATTCAAAGCTTCTTGTCTTTTATATGATTCTATTTTATTAAGTTCTTCTAATTTAAGCCAATCCGCACTATCTATATATATACCATTATATAGCATATCAGCTAAGTACTCTTGATATTTGAATTCAAGTATAGCTTTACGGAATTTATCTTCTTTTACAAGTATTTCTGTATTATCAAATCTATAATCTTCTGTAATAAGTTCTTTCTTTATTAGTTTATTTAGTATTACTTGATATAAGTTAAATAACTTAACATCATCAGCGGCATATCGTATTTGGTCTTGTGTGTATGTTGAGGTATCTTGTAGGAATGAGGTCTGCTCTGCCTTATTTATATCTATACTAAGTAATTCCTTCATCATGCCTCCAAGTGAGTATATAAAGAACTCTCCGTATTTAGTCTTTACATATCTTACTTCTTTACCTTGTCTGTATACCTTATATGCAAGTGATAAGTCAAACATGGAGTTTAACTGCATACTTAATGAACGAAGCATATTACGTTCAAATACACCATTAACTACTATCTTAGTTATATTTCTATCTTCTAATATAGGCTTTAATGATTTAGCCTCTTCAGGACTAAATACGAATTGGTCTTCTTCTGTCCCTATTTGTACTAATTTAATAGGGTTTTTTTCATGGTAATCTAAAGTCTTAGTTTCTGTATCCTCACATATTAGTTTATATTGAGATATTTTATGAAGTGCTCTTTCTTTAGATATGGTTTCTATTCCATTAACTTTTAACCCTATTAAATAAATCATATTCTGTTATACTCTACAATAGCATATATGTTTCTTGTATCTACTTGATAATAGCCCCCAACATCAGCTCCGTCTAAGGTGGTTGCTTTTGTTGCTCTTTGATGATTCACTCCATTGATTTCAGTTATAAGTACTTTATCTCCTACTTTAACATCTAAGTCGTAATCAGGATTTACTTTACCTACAAGCATTATTTCAAATACAGGCTCTTCATTAGGATTCTCTACTCCATCAGGTAGTAGTATATTTGATTTAGTTAGTATTACAGGTTTTACTATAGCAACTCCCGGCTTAACTGTTTTATATATTAATTCTACTTGTTTCTTTACAAGTTTATTAGTTTCATTTATAGCGATAGGGTCATACGGCTTTTCATCTGCTCTGTATTTATCTGCTGGGTGATTTGCTTTATTGTTGGTTACTGCTTTATTATGTGCCATTGTTATTGATTTTGTTTTAAGTAAAGGTAAGCTTTAGTTGGTAGTTTCTTATTTATATCAAATCCATCTAAAGTTCTTACATGATTAATTATATTGAATTCTATTTCACAGTCTTCTAAAGCTGTATGTGTTTCAACTACATCATCTCTATTAAGTATATATCTATTTATAACTTCTGCTGTGTATTTTATATTACCTTTCTCTGTAATGAAGTTCTTTTCAAGGCAGTACTTAGTATATTTCTTAATATCTACATTCATTAAGAATATATCTATTATGTCATATAGTTCTATACCATGCTTCTTTAATTTAGTTTTATCTATTCCATCTTTGCTTAGTTCATATCTTTTAAATGTGTAATGTAAAGAACGTATATCGAAGTCTATATTAAATGCAAATAATCCTTTTATGTTATATTCTTTAATTAACTTATTTAATGTAATCTTTAAGTCTGGATATTCGTGTTTTTCTAAGTCTTTATAGAAGTCTTTATTACTGTAGTAATAGCATTTCTTAAATCTCTCTTCATTATCTACTATTTCTTTAAATACAAGTCTTTGTTTATGTACTATTTCATATGATTCATTAAATACTATAAATCCTATATCGAATATACTTAAATCAGATACATCTACAGTTTCGGTATCAAATAGCAGATAATGCTTTTGCATATGCTTGTTCATTACCGATTATTTTAATTTGAAGTTGTGTGTATTCCTTTCTATCTTTAGTCATTTTCTTGAATTGTTGTAATAGTAAGGTGTGTGCTTTTGCAAATCCGTTATCAGCTTCAAGTTTCTTTACTATACGTTTTATGTAATTTGTTCTATCCTCTCCTTCATTTGGTGGAAAGTATTTGCTACTTAATGTTTCTAATATTGTCATAAATTATATTTTGTTTTCAATAAATTAAGTACTTCTTCTCTATTATCTATTACTTTATTCTTAATTTCACTAAACTCCTGAACATAGTATTTAAGGAAATCCTCTATTATCTTCTGTACTTCATAGTGTTCGTAGCATTGATGTCTTCCCTTATCTAATACCTTTATTATACCATAGTCATCTGTATAGAACTCTTCATCAGATAAGGGGTCTGGTTCTGGTAGATTTAGCTTCTCTGATACAAATCTTATAACATCAGCTTTATTGATTGCATTGTATACAGTTACTATGACATAATTACTTCCACCATACTCGTCAAATGGCACATTTACGTGTACTTCGTAGTTACGTGCCTTTAAGTCTGCTGTTTGAAATATAGCCTTTTCCCATTTATCTCTAATCTCTTTTTTAGTCTTTCCTTCAAACAACTTATTAAGTATTGCTATTTTTCTTTTAATTAATTCTTTCCCCATAGTATCTTATTCTTTGTGTATTTACAAGCTTCTGTAAATGTAGATAATCCCCAATTGTCATTCTTATTAAATCTTACTTCTGATGGGTGCGTTTCATTGAATATTAACTTAGCTTTGGTATTAGTTACTAACTTAGCTGCATCTCTGCCAAGTGTTATTACGGGCACTTGTCCTGAACCTGCTATTATCTTATTAAGCACCTTTATAGAGAACTTGAATTGTTCTATAGTCTGTCTTGATTTAGGTTTGTGCTCTTCAACTTCCCAATAGACAGGCATTATAAACACTCCTTGATTTATTAGATATGATAAGTCGTTTGGATACCAATTGCAAGTACTTAGCTTCCTAAATAGGTTTTTAAGTACAAGCAATTGACTGTGTTCTTTTAATGTCTTAGAACAACTAAATATAAGTCCATCATTGTAGTAAATCAATTTGTTGTTCTCCACAATACTATTGGAGTACGGTTCAGTACCTATAATAACTAAATTAACTTCACTTGATTTTATTAGTTTTAGTATGTTATAGACATCAAGCATACTAATTTATTTCATTTCCTTTTGTTCCATCCTCTCCTTCTGAATCAAACTCTTCATCTTCATCATAGTCCTCGTCTTCATAGTCATCATCATAATCTATACCAAAATAGCCCATAACTTGAGTTTCTCCCATATAATCTAATACGTCTTCTCCTCTTTCTCTTGTTATGTCTGCTATATCAGTTTCTTGCATCATATTAGAGAATTCCTCACTGCTTAATTCTACTGTGTAAGTTTCATCTTCATTGAAGGTTACATTCTTTACTGTAAATGATAGTACTGTTTTAGTTGTTTCCATATTATATAAGCATTAAATTAAAAAAAAGAAGAGATAATAAACAAGAACACCTTTATAGGCTCTTAGTTTATTATCTCTCCGATAATATATTTAATTTTTATTACCTTTTACCTTTTTAGGTCGAAAGTTGTCTACTATTAGACGGTATTCTATTTTAGGGTCTCCATTAATGACAATTGCCATTTTTGCTTGAGCTCCTACAGGGTGATTTAATATCATATCCTTTGCTTTGTTAATTACAAACAAGTGCAAAGGGCTATCACTATCTTTAAACCCTTCTTTATTTGTTATGATGATATCTTCAGGTATTAAATCTCTGTTGATTTTATTGTATGTTACAACCTCACCATTACGTACATCAACAGTAGCAAATTCTCTTTTAGCTACTGCTACAATACCATCAAATACACCTGATTTAATTTTGGCAATTCCTATGCCTCCTGTAAGCTCTTGAATTAACTTGTAATATTCGTTCTTTTGTTTAATATATTCAAAGAACTCACCTTTAAGCTTATCTTTAAGCTCTTTTTCTTTTAATCCTTTTTCTCTTACTCCTTTAAGCAATAAAAGACCATGTGCTTCCATTACACCTTGTTCCATTGCTCTAAGAGCATTCAATTTGTTTTGCATTTCTTGCATTTTATTTGATTTAGTAGTTAGTTATTTAATAATTCAAGTAATCTTACTGATTTGGCATTCTTATTCTCTTTCTTAGGGAATAATGAAGAGAATAATTTATTAGTTTCTATAAGACTTCTTATAGAATGTTTAAATTGGCTATCTTTCATTCGTACCCTTCCATCTTTATACTCTTTTGCCTTAACTACTAAAGCTCCCTCTTTATTTTCTGCATTCTTCATACGAACCCTTTTATATGGTTCTACTTCTATAAACTTTACGCTTGTGTCCAATCCAAGTCTCTTGTCATACTTACTAAATGACTCAGCAGGCAGTTTCTTTGCTTCTTTGATGTAGTCTTTTAAAGAATCGATTACTTTCTTCTTTCCAAGAAAATTATCTTTGACTTCAATTCCTAACTTACCTAAGAACATCAAGCTGTCTTCTGAATATTTTATTCTCTCTCCGTTCTTCTTCTTATTATCAAATATATCAAGAGCCAATTCAAGCTCTCGATATAGTGTATTAATAAAGGCGTTTTTTACTTCTTCCATCATAATATAATTTGAGCCTTTTCAGGCAGTTTATTTGTACTCCAATTCAAGAATTTAACATTTACATACTCTCCTAATGGAGGAGACTTGTATATATTAACAGCTTCATCTAAACTACATTTGAATTTAGCTTTAAACTGTTTATTACTATCGGTTAGTAACGTACCTGTTAAGCTTCTGTAGTCTTTTTCTCCGTTCATGCTTACATCAATGAGTATAAATTTATCATCTAAAAAGGCTTTCTTCTTTAATAAGCTATTTACTCTAAATGATATAGCATAAGGTGATCTCATATCCCTTATCATGCAACCTTCATATCCATCTGCTACACATCTGTCATGACATATGGTTACTTCTTCGTCGTTATTAAGTACTATGTAAGGACTGAACTTTATATATTTAAATTCATGTCCATGCTTTTCTTTAACGGCTCTTAAAATATCTGTTCTATACCACTGAGCTTCATTGTCAGAAGCTATATAGTCGTAAACATGAAATTCAAGTAGTTGCTCATCAAACATATCTGGCATACTCTTGCGAGCTTTACCTGATATTTCTGATAGGGGCATTCCGTGTATGTATAATTCACCATCAGGAACTCCATTGCAAAGCTCTGTAAGTCGTCTTACTTCCTTTTCTAAGTGTGGTTGCATATAGTATATACCTCCTCTTGAAAGTAATTTACTATCCAAACCTAAGCAACGAACTCCGTCATACTTTGGTTGAGCTATTACAGGAAATGTAACAAGTGACTCCTTGTAAACATTAGCTAACATTGGTAATGGTTGCCAATCTACATTAGTGTTATATATTACAAATAAAGGAATATCTTCTATTCTCTTTAAATCTGTAAACTTGCTTTGATATTCCGTAAAGGTTTTATATCCTTCACTTCTTAAATCCTTTAACTTAGAGTAATACGTATTACTTGATAAGCGTGGATTTAGTTTCTTAGTTTCAGTTTGCATAGTACCATTATAGTAACCGTGCATATACTGGATTCCTGTTGGTATTAAATTCATTTTAAAGTGCCTTACTTTTCCATTTAAGGCAAGTTTAAATAAATTCAATTCCTTATCGCTGCTTCTTACTAACTTGGTCTTATCATCATTAGATGAAAATACTAAATTGTCTTTAATCTTAATATGGGTTCTCATTTTTATATAGTGTTAGTTCATACTCTGTATTCTCTTTAAATTTTATTCGTTCTCTTTCATAAGAACTATAATAAATCCATGTACTATCATCTACACTATCCTTTTTTAGCATTTCATCTAATCTATGATTTATTAAAGACGTGATACCTTTCCTAAATATAAGATGTGCTATTGCGAGTTGTTGATGATAGTTTATATGTGGATATCTTTGTTTAACTTTCTTCATATTATAGAGAATTATATTTCTTAATATAGAATCAGCCTGTTCAATAGATATATATGTTCTATATTGAGCTGGTATGTATTTAATTACAAATCCATAACCAATAGTGCTATTATTGTTAATGTCGTTATATGGTTTATGTCTAAACCCTTCATGTAATTTTATGAAGTCCATAACGTCATTAAGTAGTAGTTCATTTGATTTGTTTAATAAGGAAGCTCGTATTAGTTCTTTATCTATATAAATACAAGGCGACAATAAGTCTTTATGTATAAATAGAAATAAAGCAACTAATACAATACTTCTTATAGCTTTAACCACTTAGGCAGAATTAGTTTACCTATGGATACTGCCCACTTTATCCAATTAGGGTCGGTTTTGATAGTAGTTTCAAGACACTTGCCTTTATACTTACCAAAACCAATTAATACTTTCTTTTTTTCATGCTCCATTTTAGTCGGTTTCTAAATAGATTAGTATTGATAAGCTTCCTATTATATGATATATCAATACTAATCTAATGAATAGTTCAGCTTCCATACTATTCCTTTGCAGATAAATAAATCTCTCTGAATGGATAGTCTGTGCAGATTGCAATCCAATTATTGGCTGCATTTTTGTCAGTGCAGTACCCACTATCAACTAAATATTTTAAGATACCTTCTGTTGATTTAGCTTTGTGGGCTTTTTTATAGATTGGTTTAGATATGAATTTAAACCAATCATCTATTGCTTCTTCAAGTGAGTTATACTTTCTGAAAGCATTGATTTTATCGTCAGTGTTACTGTATTCCACTCTTTTACCTTTCACTACTTCCCAATAGGAAGTATAGATGGCTTCACTCTCCCAAGAACTTCCACATTTTACACCCATTCCATTATATCCTTTAATATAATTTATTGATGTTCCTGCTAAGTTCTTTTTACCTTTGCTCTCTGACATAAATATACTTGCAAATGCTGCAAATATATCTTCTTCACTTGCATTGGGGAATACATGTTTGTTTTTATGTATTACTTTCCAATGTGTAGCTAACAATTGAGCTGCAATGGTGTACGTTTTAACTCCCTCTTTAAGGAGCTCTTGTGCATTTTCCGGTGAGATTTGATTAATCTCCTCTTCGGATAGGCTATCTTCTATTTTAATTACCTTATCTTCTGTAAAGAATGAACGGATAACTAATAATAATATAATGATAACCATTACTATTAGAGCAGTATCCTTGATACTGATTCTCTCCTTAACGGAGTAACCTATTTCTTTCATATTATCAATCTATTGAAACATCAAGTTCAGTTACTTTCTTACCGATAGCACGAACACCTGCTTTTATAGTGTCTGTGTTATCTTTAACATCATCTACTTTCATTTCTATGAGTAATAACTCTTCGAAATTTCTATCTACCTTATTCTCTACTTTCTCCACACGTCTTTCTACACGGTCGATGTCTTCTTTATTGACCTCTTGCTTTACACTTAATAGCAGGAATATAACTATTGCTACTGCTATTAATATTATTATTACAATTCCATTAGTTTTCATTTATAATCTTTTTAATTAGAACATAAGAGGAAAATAACATACCTAATAATACAGGGTAGAATGTTATACTCCATAGACCGCTTTCAATATCCACTATAAGGATATTCAATATAGCTATCCAAGCAATTAGGATAGCTATAACTTCGATTTTCTTCATTTTGTTTCTTTTGATTTATAACCTAAAATTAAATAGTACTTCACTTTATCAAATTCTTCATTCTTCACTTTGAAGAATTGATAGTTACCTTTATCCTTTCCGACAGTGCTTGTGTGTTCAAATACAATAGTATCGTTTATAACGAACAGTTGTACTACTACATATTCAACAGATTGAGATAGTAAGAAGCGGTGTGTTACTCCTTCACCTTTTTTCAATTTACCTTCATATGAACTTAGGTATATTATGTCTTCTTCAAATGCAAAGTGAGTAGCATCATAGATGTCTCTAATCTTACCATTTACCTGTGCTTTGCTTATGAGTGCAAAGCATAAAACTACTATGATGCTAATTATTTTCATATTATTTATTATTGTGTTTAATTAATAGTTCTTTTAGTTCTTTATTTTAATTCCTTTAAGATATTCCATTCTTCCATTTGTTGAATTGTTTTTCTTTTCTTCTTTTATTTGCTTTCTTTATATCGTCTTCTAATACAGAAGTAATTTTTAATATAACAATAGAAAGAATTACTACTGTTATTATAGTTAAAATAGTTAAGTATTCCATGTCTTTTTTTTATAATTACTTCCTTTATCTTCTATGGTATCTTCAGTTCTTTTGCAAGAACCACACCATAACATGAAATGGTCTATATCTGACCCAACACTTTCTTCATTTGTGCAACCCTTACATGTTTCAGGGTTTACTATATTGTGCCTTTTACACCAATCTTCATATTTTTCTTCCATTTCTTTTTGATTTTTTAAATATCCTTGTATATACGCTTTTTTAATTAATGTTCTTGTAGCTGTTACTAAGTCTTCTCTTATTTCGAATGGTGATTTACTTTTTTCAGCATATTCAGCTGCTTCTTTTTCCAGATGACTTATTTCTTCTTCTTTCATCTATATTTTATGTTATGTTTTTTTAAAAAGTAATAGGGTATGGTTGTTATCCCTATTGAAGTTACTTTATCTCAACTCTATGTCATAAATCACGAGTATATCCTATTACTTATTATTTACGTTTCTTTGCTTTTTCCCTTATGATTTCTAACTTATCTACAATAGAGTTATTACTACAAGTGTAGTTAGGATAAGGAACAGCATTCAAGTAACTCATCAATATTAGTATCTTTATAAGCATTTCTTCTTCTATGCTTAATTTCATACCTTTTACTAATTCTGTTACATCGTCTTTACCTTTTATCTTATTTAAAGTGGTTTTTTCCCACTTTTTGTACTTCTTATTTAAGTTCTCCAATAACCTATGTGCGAAGTTATCTAATAGCCTGCCCGTCATGTACTTATATGAACTTACACAGAAGTTGCTCATTACTTCTTCATAATATCTTTTATGTATAAACATAGCAGGGTATATATTTTCATCATATTGTGGATTTCCTATATATGTTATTTCCTTAGGAAGTTCACATATTTCATATGATGTTTTTACAGCATTGTCTTTATACCTGTTTCTCGTTCCCTTTAACTTTAATATTACACATACATCTCCGTCATTTATTGGCAGCCTTGATAAGCTACAAAATGTTGTTCCAAATACCATATTATAGATTTTTAGTTATTATTTTAAAAGAAGAGGAGTTGTCGTACTCCTCTAAATAACGTCTTATGCAGCCTGTCTAACAGGTGCATTTGAAATTGAAATTGTTTTGCCATTTATAGGCTTTAATATACTCCATACACTACTATCATAACCTGTCGAAAGCCTGACACCCCCTTATAACTTAGCAAGGTTTTAACTAATTGCTTAGTTACTAACTTGTTTACAACGGCGAAGTTGTATGTGGAGGTGAGGGGAATCGAACCCCTGTCCAAATTACTGCAATATACTTCAACGTATATCAAATTAGCACTATCCTGAAATAGTCATGCCGTACACTCCCTACTTAATTTAAATCTCGTAACTCTTTATTCTGCAATAGAAGAGACCAAAAGATATTCCAACAACCATGTACATAGGAAGTTGTATAAGTTCTTGATATAGGTTAGAAATCTATATCAGTGATTTTTATATAGTAATTAGTACGACTGCTACACCAGTACTTTAAACCAGTCTCAAATGTATTTCTACAAACCATGTCGGTATTTACTATAAAGGTATTATTATCTCCATTCAAGGAGGGGTTTACCTACCAAATTCTATTATACTTTTTTTAACCATTCCCAGAGTCCTGAATCTTTGGTAAGTTCTATGCCTTGTATTGGTTTTGTTTTAGAAGTAAATTTAACTGACATCATCTTATCGTATTTAGGTTTCCCTAATACTTCCACGTTTGTCTCTTCTAATACAGGTACAGTACATATAGTTTTTGCAAACTCTATTGTATTTAGTATATATTGTACTGAATGAGAGTAATGGTTTGGTACTACATATACCCTATAACCATCAGTTATTAAATAGTAGTATATGTTCATTTTTATTTATTTAGATTATTATTAATTTAAGCTCCCACTTTCGATATATGTGGGTCAAAGTAATTAGAAATAAACATTTTAACGTTCACACAACTAATTTCTAATTCTCCAAAGTTCGTCCTAATTTAATAGGTTAAATACTGAAATGTATAAATACAAGACAATAATACTCCTTTGTGCTTATGCTGTCCTATAACCGAGTTCATCACTCAACACATAGGTTTCCTTAGTATTACAAGTTTTATCTATATCTTGCAAACAGCATACCATCAACTTCATATATTACACTTAGATATGTAAGATACTTATATTTTGGATTTTACTTCTTTTCTTTTATATACTATGAAATTTAATATATAATGCAGTTATTACTAACTACTCGTCTGTTTCTTCTCCTGAACAGATATAGGTTTTAATTGTAATTTATTTTTTAATTTGTGCTTTCTTAGCTTGTATTTCAGCTAATCTTTGTTTTACCAGTTCCGGATTTTTACGTAATTCTTCTTGTTGTTGCATTGCTGCAATAGCAAGTAATTCCTGCTCTTCATTTTTAATTTCAGTTAAGGATGCTGCTAATTCCTCTTCAGCTACTTTCACATCATAAATGTACTTTACTACATCATAGGCTAATTGTACTTTTTCTTGAGCTTTAGTTTTACGTATGGTTTTAAATGGATTATCTGAAGTAAACTGTTTTACTTGTTCAAATAATTTACCACCTAATTCGGCTAATACCGTACTATTAAAGTCATATAAATCTTCAATAGTGTTGTTGCCTGTTACATTGTAACGTAATTTGGCTTGTAAGCCTTTTTCAATAATTAACATAATTATATTTTTAAATTGTTTATAAATAAAAAAAATCTCCTGTTCATCAGTTTAAATGAGTGGTTACATATTCACCAATAAGACTTCAGAGTTCCTTAGGAATAAATTACTCCTATAAATTAAAATTGTACTTTAATTACTTTCTTTTTGCTGTCTTCACTAACTCTAACTATAATAGTTCGAGTATAAGTATCATTAAAACATACTCCTGCAAATTGCTCTCCCTCAGGTTTAACTACTAATATATCCATTAAGGATTGAATAGCTTTCCTATTAGGCAGTAATTCAGGTATCAGATTATCAATATGGAATGTTGGTATAGGCTGATCATTATAAGCTCCTTTCAAAGCAAATAAATGATGTAATGTACCTATATTAGTATTCCAATGGTCAGGGCTTAGACAAATACAAGTTACTTTATGAAACTTCAAAGAATCTAAGTTCCATATCTTTTTAGACATGGTTTTACTTTCCAATAATTCCATACATTCGGACACTTTTAAACTAAATTCAAAACCGTTCCATTTAAAAATAGCAACAATAGGCTTTATAAGTCCTAATGTTTTTAATTTTAATTGAGTTAATTCACCATTTAATTCAATATCCATGTAAAATGTAGTGTTTACTCTATTTTTCGGATGGCTATTAACCATAATTTTATAATTCCCTATAGGCATCTTTTTTAAATCTGTCCAAGTGCAGTTTTCTACTCTTCTTTCAGGTTCAAAATGACCATCTCCTCCTTGAGCATCCAAATCTAACATACCTGTTGAGTTATGTTTTTGTCTTTTATTGCCGTAATAAATAATGTTTCTATTAGGCTCTTCTACATACAAATCATAATCTTCTCTTGTATCAGGAAAATGTAATCTAATAGCTACTACAGCTTCTACATTACCTCCTCTTTCTTTTACAGCTTGTTTAATTTGGCTTTCACCTGCATTTTTACCATTAACTGTAAAACTGTAGTTATTACCATATTTAAACATTGGTTTTAAACCTTCAACAGAGCAACTTGTCATATTAAATAAAGACATACTGTTTTCTAACAGTAATTCAATAGATGTATATTTATCCATATTAACTAAAAACTCTTTAATGGCTACTTCATCAACTTTATCAAATTGTTTTGGATTATATACATTAGAATCATCCAATGTATCAATTTTAAACAAATTTACTTTTGATTTAGCATTATCTCTGTTTATAAAAGAAACTATATTAGCTTTTACATCATCTAAAGTAGTATGTCTTCTACTTGTAAATTGTTCAACTAAACCTAGTTCTTCAATAGCTTTACTGGCTACTAGTTGCATACCAACAGATGATGGTTTTTCAGTTTTGAACTTATTTTCCGGGTCTTCTCTTCTATTAAATTCTTGATATATACGGTCAAGTTCTTTCTCGCCACTTTCAAGTTCTTTCAATAAACTATTACCTAAGTTAGAACTACCCATTTTAGCAATAGAATCTTTTAATGAATAAGATGTTTCCCAACAGAATAAATCCTTATCAGTAGCTTTATCATACTCTTCTTTGAAAGCTATGAATGATTCTATTACAGGAATATATTTATCACTATTAGCTGCATACTTTTTAGCTATGCCTTCTAATACTTCTTTGTAAGTTGCAATAGAAATAGTTTCCATTGTGTTCTTAAAAGAAACATATTTAGTTCTGTATTCGTTGGTAATATCATCAATACTTCTATTAGCAAAATCTACAAGTTGCTTAGGTAAAGCTACTTCAAAATGGTTAAATTCGTATACTTTATCAAACTGAACTCTATATGAGCCACCAGAATTTTTATGACCGTATTGGTCTTCATACTCTTTTGAGTATTGAAAATGTGTAGTACCAATACCTAATTTATAAGTAGTTTGTGTTTTGTTGGTCTTTTCATAGTTAAGACCTCTATCAAGCATATCATAGGTTTCAAAAAATACGTCTTGAATAGGACTATTTGTTAATTCTTTATTACATGCTTCAATACTTTCATTATATTCTCCACAATCTCCTAAATTACTAAATATACTTTCAAGTTTTCCATCAATAATTGCTACAATATTACCATATCTTTTAATAAAGTTTTTACAGCAATTACAGTTATGTTCAGAGCTATTACTGTCTCTGAATATACCATTATCTTCCGGTTTAAAACTACTTAAATAAGTATCCCAGACTTGTTGTCCAGTAATACTACTTTTAAATAACTTTCCTGTTTCACACATTCTCTTGAATTGTGCTCTTACTTTCTGATTAAATTCTTTAAATTCCATTTCTTTTTATTTAGATTGTTAATACTTTTATATTAAAAAACAAACTCTTCCACTAAGTGGTGGGATAATAATATTAGAAGATTCAAGAATAGCTATTTCTTGTATAAGTACTATTCTCCCTTATACTTCGTTATATAGTAATCTCTTATTTACACTCTATAAAGGAATAACTTTATATGTAAACATTCATTAAAGTACGTTCTATTATTACCTTTAATTCAAATAACAACTACCTTAGTAGTTTTGGTTAGCTCTAAGTGTAATGCTAACACCGAGTGTAATTACATTATACTACAACATTTAGATTACTAACCAAAATTTAGTTGTAAATTACTTTAAATACTATTTATCCTCTGCTTTATTGCAGCTGCACTATTTTTAGGTAGTATTTATTTGAATTGAAAAAGAGTTTGTTTTGTATTGTTAAAAAAAAAAAGAATAAAGCTATTCCTATGCTAAATAGTATGTTTCAACCTTGCTACTTTTGTATCGGAATCACTCATGTTGAATTCATATAATAACTCTATTCTTAGTACTTTAAAATCCAACCCCTATATTTCAAGGGATTGGATTACCTTACATACTTTTATATGTTTCCGAATCGAGTTTAACGATATTAGCTATTCAGGTAAACAGCTAATCCTTTCTGTTGTAATACACAGAATAAACCAATTGGTAGACACCTATCTGTATTTATACTGCTTCATAGTAATAACAAAGCCACACTAGTAACGAGGCGATGTACTAACTATGGTATAGGTTTTTAATAATATAAAAGTACCCTAAGACTACTAATGTAGTTTTGTTATTTAACTTAGGGGACTTAGATAGGGTTTAAGCTATCACTCTCAACCAATAAAACATACGCTGAATCGGACGTACCATTAACTACCTTTTGACTCGTAGTATTAGTCACGTATGTTTTACCTAATTACTTTATTTTAAGATAGGTTGTATCTATCTACTCAACTTATCGAGTTTTAGCCTTGTTGGTCAAGGTCTTTATCATCTGTATCATTGTTACTGTCTATATCATAACAGGAACAATAATACTTACTGTATGTATCTGTTGAAGATCCACACATAGGACAATAATACCATACAAAATCATCTGCATCGTCACACATATCTATATAGGTTTAGTATTAATATTGTACTTATTTACTATCATAAACTTATTACTAAGTACAATCTTAATTTAGATTGTTTATAATATATACTCTATCACGTAAATTACTCCTGTGCATAGCTCTTATGCATTCAACTTTCAGGTAATTTAACAAAGTATAGTTAATATTGAAACCTAAGGACATATTTCTATGTTAGTCTTAGGGAAGATAGTGATACATCTTATTTATTCTTTTAATCAAACCATTCTACCATTGAAAGGAAGAATGGCGTCCCTTTTACATCTACTTCTACATGTAAAGGGTTCATGGATAATTCTATTTGAGCATCCAATTTTAAGTATTCCTCAATAATATTGATGAATATCTTATCTTTTGCTCTTCCTCTGGCACAGTTCTCACTGTCCCAGAAAATGCCGTTTTCGAATCTTCCGAAACCTGCACCATCAAATAAGATCAGGGATTCTTCCATTTTACTGTGTTATTTAACTTTACTAAATTTCCTACATGATAAAGTAATAGATAGTAATGTCTTATCTATTATTTAAAATGAGATTATTTGTCAAGTTTGTTACTAATTTATTGTTGGTGGTTGGCTTGATATGTGGTTTGTTGGTATAGTGCCACTTCGACACACACATCAATAAATTCAATTTAATCTATTATATTATGCAATACACATACACACAGACACTCAATAAGTAATCCCACACATATTATATTACATCAATCTTGTTCTTTATTATATTGTATATACATACGATAACACATATGTAATACTATATATAAAAAATAAAGCACCAACAATCAAATTAACTACTTATGTGTTATTTAATGTATTGGTGCTTATTCATAATCATATATAATGCCTGTAATAGCATACTTGTATGAATACCGTATCAACGGAATTTACAAGCATTATATATAATCATATACCTTATTTCAGCACACATAGTATCCCTACTTATAGGTATGTGTGCTGGTCAACTGCCCAAACGTAATTAGCTTTGACTTGCTAATCTTTCAACGTGTGGTTATGAGCCACAGAACTTATAAAAACGTATCAGTTCATTACACTGATTTGAAACGTTACGGATAGTAAAACATAGTTGGAAAGTCTATGCATACCTTAGTTCCGTAATACTGCCTATCTACCACATATCACACATTCCCGATAGGATTACAAGCAACTTCCTTGCCTTTGTGTGGTCATAGTGGACCAAGTTACTTCTGCATTACTGCAATGGCTAACAGATGCCATACATATATTTACTATTCATTATACACTATGTTAGATGTATAGTATATCCTATTTTAATTATAAATAGGCAAACATAACAACCATACACCCGAAGGCATATGGTTGTATTCTTTTATGCAGAGTATATAGCAAGTGCTGCTTCGAACGTGATGCCTGTTGCTTGCATGAGCTTTACAGCTCTTTCAACAACAAGGTCTTTTTCATCAAGTTTCTTTTCGACTTCCGACTTAATCGGAATTACTGCATTTATCGTTACCTGTTCCCCTGATATAGCACCAAGTTCTACACCAAGTTCATTGTATCCTACTTTACGGTCACGTCCTTGTGCGTCCTTGTAAGGGTCACCAATCTGACGTACTGTTCGTCTTATAGAGCACAAAGGCTCCATTTTATTATCGACTGCCTGACGAAGACTGTCTGATAATTTCTCGGAAGGGCAAGTAAATTTACCTAAATCAGTAATTACGTAACTTTCTTCTGTGTTAAATGTAGAAGTAGTTACTGATAAAATTCTTTCATTTGTATTTGCCATGTGTATTTTATATTTACATGGTTACGGAAACTTATGTTACCCGTACGGGCTTTCGCTCGCAAATTATAGTATGGGTCACCCCCATAGGTATTCAGTACCAACATAGATATCCTATATTTTCATTAACTTATAAAAAAAATTCCATAATAAAAAATTATTAATTACTATACTATACCTATATATACTATATAGTACATAACTATCCTACATTTTCATTAACTAAATTTTATATTATAAAAAAATTTTACTATATCAATCAATATCATATACTATACATCAATATCAAATACCAACCTATATATTTTATAATCTATCCACTAAATAAAATTTTATATAAAAAATTCTAATATAATATCTATATATTAATATAGTATATAGTATCCACCTTACAATATATAAAACAAAACATAATTAACTAATACTATATATTATATAATAGTACCAACCTAATATAATTTAATATGTAGTAAATTGGTATATAGTAAAGTAGTAAAGAATTGATAAGTAAACCAATTTACTATATATAATATAAGTACCTTATTATATATAAATATAAACTATATATTATATATAGTTTATTTAAGTACTATATATAAGGGTTGAGCACGAGGTTGAGCATCTTAAGCCCAATTATATACAACTTATTTAGTACAACTTATAGAACCTATTTTACTTGATTGAGATTTCCAGAGAAAGAAGAAGCCCCGAATTATATACCTAATTCAATACTGTATTCTATATACTTACATACTGTACTGTATAGCTTAGTTTATAATTCTTTCTCTATTACTTAAATGCTTTAACGAACAAGTTCGGTGAATAACTTCATCTTTCTCTGGAACTCTCAATTAGATATATCTATTCCATAATGCTTATATATAGAATAGGTTATATAGTAGTTGCCTGTACTGCACATATTGTATATAGTATATAGTATATGTGTACCATCTTTTACATCATCAACAATTTTATATACTTGAAATACTATATGAATTTCTATTACATTAAATTTGTTATATATAGTATATAGTACTTGTTCTATCTTTATATATAGATTAAATCCATCTTATATATAATACAAGTCGATTTTGATTTCCAAATCTATTCATATACACAGTGAGCTTTAATGCCAATCACTTTACAGTACTTGAACTACTTATGTTATTCTATTGGATATTACTTTATATATGTATTTAATATACTATATTAAAATTACTTATTTATGAAATCTTGAATTTTATATATTATACCATTCGAGCTGATACTATGTTTTTGACTTTTTGTCATTTTTTTATTCCAAAAAAAAATTGTAACTTAGCAGTGTAAATAAACGAAATATATAAACTAATTAATTCTTTTTAATAGTAATTAATTAAATAAAATAAATAAGTATTAATAATTAAATAAATAAAATAATGAATAAAGAAGTATCAAAGGAATTAAATAAGGAACTATTAAATGAGATAGTAGAATGTATAGAGAATAATGAATTTAATAAAATAGATAATAAGTCTGATAATATAGTATGGACTAAAGTGGTTCAAGTAGTAAGTGAAGTAATGAAAATAGAACATGATAGAATCATGTTAAATATTAAAGACAGATTAATAAGGTATCAAAGAAGAGGAATTGTTGGGGGTAAGGAGATATATATTAATCTATTTATAGGTAAGTTGGTAAGTGATAATGAAGTACAATTTATAATTAATATAATGAAACGATAAAATGGATTTGGATATTAAAGCAACACAATCAAAAGAAAGAATTAAAGTAAGTAATGTAAAGGGGTTTAGTTATGATGATGTGAGCCATTGTTATTTGATGGATGGAGTTAAGTTAAAGAGTGCAACAACTTATATAAAGGAGTTTGTACCTGAATTTAATAGTCATATCATATCTAATATGGTGGCTAATAAGAATGAAAAGAATGGAAGAAAGTATTTAACTAATCCTCAATTAGTAGCTAAGTATTGGGCTATGCAAGGTAAGCATAGTTCTGGATTGGGGACTGCCGGGCATGACTTCTGTGTTATGTACTGGTTAGACCCCGAGAATACACGACCAGTAACTGTATTAGATATGAATGCTAAGAAGTTAATGGACGATATATTGAGTAAATTTGAGATTGTAAGAATGGAAATACCTAAAGGAAGTGCTAAGTATAAGATTGGATATACTGTGGATTTGCTGATGAAAGGGTTGAAGGACGGATTATATTATTTGGGGGATTTTAAGTTCAGTAAAGCCTTTACATCAGAACAATATAAAGAAGATAAGGGAAGACTTCCTAATAAGATGAAGGATTTATTGCAGGATTTTAGAGATGTAGGACACGATAAGGGAGTTATACAGTTGAATATGTATAAGGAGTTTTTAAGAGAGGAGGGTATTAATGTAAGTAAGAGCTTCTTATTTCATATTGATGGACTGAGTAGCTATTATGGAGATAAAGGATATAAGGCGTATCCGGTGCAAGATTTGCCTGAATTGACGGAGGAGTTGTTGAAGAGTCAGATAGATATTAATGTGATTGATTTAAGTATTGACAAAGAAGTATTTGATAAAATATAATGGAACATACTAATACGGTATTAACTAATAAGGTTCTGGAGGAGCTAATAGAGCATTATCCTAACTTGAAAAGGAAAGAGATAGTGGAGATAGTAAGAGAGTATTACAGGACTTTATTTAAGTTAGTTACTTATGGTAATAAAGTTAATGATGAAACCTATGTAAAGAGAATAAAAATTCCTTATATGGGTTTTATTGTCTATACGCCTCATGTGTTGAGGAGGTTTGAAGAGGGTAAGGAGGATTTCGATATAGATAGAGAGGACTTTGCTAAGTTATATACTTATGTATATGTGCTTGGCTGGTCTTTATTGAGATGGTCTAAGAATAAGGGATACGAGTTTCATAATAGTATAACAGGAGAAGATTACTATGTTAAGTTAGAATATATAAAGGGATTGAAGTCGGCTGTGTTGTATTTATATAATAAGCTGACTGATGATGACAAGTCTAATATAATCATAGAGCTTAATTATTCGGGGAAGATATATAAGTGTGATTTAAAGAGGAATGTAGTTGAGGTGTTTGAGAACTATGAGGATTTAGAGTTTAAGAATCCCATTAATTTTATAGATATATTTAGGACTGTTATACATAATAGTAAGAAGAGAGCAGATAGTGCTTCTAAACTGATTGGTAGGTATGTGTATGTAAAGGAGTGTGATTATAATAAGCCGGAGTCTATTAAGACCCCTCATGCTGTTATAAAACATGATTATAAGATAGACATAGTTGATAAAGATACTGGTGAAATACTGTATAAAGAATATGGTAATCCTATAGATTGTGTGCAGTTTATTAAATTATTAGGTAAGTATGTAAAGCCTACACAAAGTAATATAATTAGGTATTTAGATACTGATAATACAATATACGGATATAAATGGAAAAAATCTTAGGAGATGCTTATACTACTATTAAACATAAAATTGATGTTGTTATAGATAAGATATATAAGTTAGATATGGCAAAGCTTAAAACTTATAAGTATGTGGAAAGTAGACAGATTGTGTATTTAATCTTTAAGAAGATAGATAAGAATAGTAATATGCCACGTGTATTATATGTAGGTAAGACATCTCAAACAATTGACAAGCGATTTAAACAACACATGAGTAACATCAAAGAAATGGTTGATGGTAGTAAAGAGTGGACTTCTAAGTATTTATGGATGTTTCAGGTCATACAGAGTGGAGGAGAATTGATAGCAATAGAGCTTAATAAAGTACCATCATCAAAGGTATATGAATTTGAGCAGGAGTGGATTGATTACTTAACTAAGTGTGATTTTAAATTGTTAAATAAAACGAATAGTAATTATTATAATAAGAAAGTAGCAAAGATATGAGGTTATTTAGAATTGATGATGCAGGTAAACTGCAATATAGTGAGAATGTGCTTGGTATAGGTGCATTCTTTGACTTGTGGGATAGGGACTTAAGTCCTAATAAGGAAAATGCAATAAAAGAGTTGACATTTGTGTATTATATAACAAGTATGAATAAAGATAATAGCTTTAGACTGTATGGTAGAAAGGAAAGAGTTAATATTGTATCTGAATTGGTGTTTGGTAAGTATGTAGATTACTCGAAAGATAAGTTAATAACGAGAGCAATAGATGCAATGCTTACTATAGACAAGTCGCATAGTAAGGATTTCTTGAGGGATATAATAAGTAATATAGATAAGTTAAGGAATTTCTTAAGTGCTGTTGATTTAGATGAAAGAGATGCTAATAATAAGCTAATACATAATCCTAAACAGTACAGTGAGATATTGTCTAAGCAAACAACACTACTTAAAGAACTTAAATCTGCTATGGAGATGGTAGATAATGAAGATGATGGCGAGGAGAGTAGAATAAGAGGAGGAGCTGAAGATGAACTTGAGTTTGAATAATAGCCCTTATAATGTAGATGTCAGTTATGATGATTCTCCGGGCTGTAACTTTGGACATAAATTACAGAATGTAGATAAGTTCAGAGAAGAGGCTCTGAAGTTCCAAGAGTACGGATATTATACTAATCATCCATTTAATAGACATAAGGATAGCCCTTATGGTAGGTATTGGGCAGAACAGAGAAGGAGAAGCATTGATGGCTATCATATAGGTAGTGATTGGATACCGGGTTATTATTACTTCTATTTGAACTTCTCTCCTATAATGAGAGTAGAGTATGATGAGAGTGAATTAGTTAAGGTTAGGGAAGGTAAACAAATTAAAGGAAAGAGGATATTCTCTCACCCTGATATATGGGATTATGACTACTACTACTTTCATTATTTAGAAGAAGCAGAAAAAGCAGGTAAACATGGCAGTGTATTGAAATGCAGACGTAGGGGATATTCATTTAAGGGAGGCTCTATGTTAAGGAGGAACTTCCATTTAATACCTAATAGTAAGAGCTTTGCATTAGCAAGTCAAGAGACGTTCTTAATAAAGGACGGTATATTGAATAAGTCTAATGATATAGGTAACTTTATAAATGAGTACACTGGATTTAGGAGGTTGTCGCAGAAGCACAATCAGCTAATGCACACAAGAGCTTCTTACTTTAGGGGAGGAGTAGAGCAGGGTATTATGAGCGAGATAATAGGAAAGACACTTAACAATAATGCAGATAGAGCGAGAGGTATCAGCGGTAAGTTGATACTGTTTGAAGAGGCTGGTGAGTTCCCTGAATTACTTAAGGCATGGCAGATAGCTAAGGAATCAGTACAGCAAGATAATATAACTTATGGATTGATGGTAGCATTCGGTACTGGCGGCTCTAAGATGACTTCATATCAGACACTTAATGAATTGTTCTTTAAGCCTGAAGCATATGATATACACGGTATAAAGAACATATGGAGTTCTAAGGCAAGAGTAGCTAAGTCTGGGTTCTTTGCTCCTGTATATGCTAATGTGTATGGGTTTATGGATAAGAATGGAAATACAGACGTGTTGAGTTCTTATGAACATGAATTTGTAAGCATTGAGAAGATGGAGGCTATGGGTACAGACCCGTCCGCTATTATGCAAAGGAGGTCAGAAAGACCATTAAGACCGGAAGATGCTTTGTTGAGAGCAGACACTAATGACTTTCCTATAAAGAGAATAGAGAATAGATTAGCTGACTTGCAAGGCAATGAAGAGCTTATATCTTATAGTAGGGTAGGTAATATGAAGATAAAGAATAAGGAGGTTATATTTGATTATGATAAGAATGCTTCTGTAATTAAGTATTATCCTCACGCTAAGACAGGCTCTAATGAAGGTGCAGTAGAGATGTGGGAAGTACCTACTAAGTTGAATGGTGTAGTTCCTGAAGATTTGTATATAATGGGTGTTGATGGATACGACCAGAACTCAAGTAGTACAATGAGTTTGGGTAGTTGCTTTGTTATGAATAGGCTGACTGGCTTGTTGGTTGCAGAGTATACAGGAAGACCGACTACAGCAGATGACTTTAATGAGCAGGTATTGTTGTTGGCTTTGTATTTTAATGCTAAGGTTAATTTTGAGAATAACTTGTTAGGTATAAGGAACTACTTTAAATCTAAAGGGTATGAACATATATTGATACCAGCACCTGAGATTATAAAGAAGATATCGAAGGTAGCCGCAGAGAGGGAATTAGGCACACCCGGTACAACACAGATAAATAAGTATGCAAGAGAGAGAATCAAGGCATGGTTATTGGAGAGTGTTGTTAAGGGAGATATGCTGGACTTTGTAGATACTATTAATAGTGTTCCTTTATTGCAAGAGTTAAGTGGCTGGAACATAGAAGATAACTTTGATAGAGTCAGCTCGCTTGGTATGCTTATGATATTCTATGAAAGCACTAAAGGAGTGCAGGGATTGGAACTTAATAAAGACTTAGAGGTATATGACCCAGCAGCTGACCCTTTCTGGTCAAGGACGCTACAGGTAAACAATACAAAATTTAATATAGATGATTTTATTATGAAACTGTGATGATTTAAATTTGTATAATGAAACAATTACCATTACAAAAGGTATCAAGTTCCGCAAAGACTAAACAGTGGTTTACGGAATGTGCTAAAGCGGCAGTAAGTATAGCTACAACTGAATTAAATAGTATCGCACTATCAGCTAAGGAAAAGCAAGTGAATATAGACTTGTATGATAGTATAATAGATGAAGAAGAGTTAAAGAACAACTTTGATACTATGAAATTGTTTACAGGTAATTACTCTCCAAACTTTAAGAATTATGCAGTAATAAGAGATAAGATAGATTTACTGTATGGTGAGTATTTAGAACGTGGTGAGGAGTATGGTGTTGCAGCAATTGATACAAATTCGATTTCAATGAAACTAAAGGAAAGAAGCAAGAAGGCTTCTGAGATATTAAATGAGTTATTAGTTAATGATTATAGTGAAGAAGAAATGAAAAAGAAGTTGAAGGAATTAGACCCTTCGAGGTTCATGTCTTCACTTGAGAAAGGAGCTAATAGTTTATTAAGTATAGTAAAGAAGAGTAATAACTTACCATTCTATAAGGCAGAAGGGTTCAGGGAATCTTTAATAACAGCTCAAGCTATATTCCATGTGGGTATATCTAATAATAGGGTTGTTGTTAGGAAGACCGACCCTTTAAATACTTATACAGTGAGGTCTGGCAGTAGCAATGATGTAAGAGATGCTGATGTAATAGTAGAGATTAGATATATGTCAAGGGGTCGTATAATAGATGAGTTTGGGGAATTTATTGAAGGTAAGAGAGACTTTGAAGATGTGGTATTTAATAAGAGTGTTACAGGTTTCTTAGGAGATGTAAGTAATGCCGAATTAGATTTATATAGTTTGGCATTTCCCGGTGATAGCTTACATGGATTCATGACTACACAGTCGGCAGGTAATACTGCTATATCTGACAGTGAGGGTAATTTGAGGGTAGCTGATATTACTTGGGCTGGATATAGGAAGTTATTTAAGAGAAAGTATTATGGAGATAATGCTGAAGTGCTTTATGATTATGTAAGTGAGCAGTACACACCGGATAAAGATAAAGGGGAGGAATTGACTCCAAGATATGTTAAAGAGTGGTATAGAGCTACATTAGTAGGTTCTGATTTAGTGGTTAATCAGGGTGTAGTAGAGCCAAGAATAACATCTCCATCTAATCCATTCGAGAGCTTCTCGGGGTATGTAGGTGGTTATTTTAATGTAGTTAATAATAGAGCTAAGTCAATAGTATCTTTGGCAGCACCACACTTGTATTTTTTGAATGTGTTGTATGCAAGAGTTGAAGATATATTGAGTAAAAATATGGGTAAGATAATAGAGTTAGATTTGGCTAATATACCAGATAAGTGGTCAGTACAGCAAGTAATGCAGTATATGAAAATACATGGTATAAGAGTTAAGGATAGCTTTAGAGAGGGTACAAGAGGTGCTGCACAGGGAAGAATGGCTGGTATGTATAATGCTTCGAGTAAGCCAATAGATATGGAAGTTGGAAGCAGTATACAGTACATTATAGGAATGATGGATAAGACTGAAGAACAATTGAGTAAGATTACTGGTATAACACCACAGAGATTGGGTGCTATTAGTAATAGAGAGTTGGTAGGTAATGTAGAAAGGAGTCGTATACAAAGTTCACATATAACTGAATACTGGTTTAATAGGTATGAAAAGATAATGCTTGATTTGAATTATACTATCTTGAGTGTAGCTAAGCAATTAGTTAGAGATGGTGTAATGTTCCAATCAGTATTAGATGATTATTCCTACTCTATATTCAAGGAAATACCTGAAGGATTTAATGTAGCAGAGTTTGAGTTATTCCCTGTTAATACAAGGAAGTTTAAGAAATTGACAAATACATTAGAGCAAGCTGTAATACAAGGCTTACCTAATGGACAGGTTACATATACAGAATTGATTAGGTTATTTAAGGCGGATAGTAGTTTTGATATGATTGTAGAAGCTCAAAGATTAGATGACAGTAAAGAAGAGAAGTTGCAGAAGGCTCAAGAGGCTGAACGACAACATCAAGTACAGATAGAAGATATGAGAAAACAAGCAATGGCAGAACAACTTAAAGCTGAAAAAGAATATGAAATTATGTTGGAGAATATAAGAAATCAAGGTAGATTGGATGTTAAGAGAATGGAGTTAGATATGAAGCAGTACTATGACAATACTAAGGAGAATAAAGATGTAAATGCTAATGGAGTAGAAGATGGTGTTGAATTAGTTAAAGAACAGATGAGAACAGATACTAAGAATAGAGAACTTGATATTAAGGAAGAACAAATGAAAATTGATGAACGTATTAAGTTAAGGGAACTTGAACTTAAGAAACTCGATATAAATACTAAAAATAAACCAAGTAGTAAATGACAATAGAGAATGATTTAATTACGTCTGATGATTCATTAAATGAATTGACAGGTGTAGAGCTTAATCCAGACGATTCTCCTATTAGAGAGGAGAAACCGATCTCTGATGTAGAGTCTGCAGCTAAGGAAGGAGGTATTCCTGAAATAAAAGATGACGAGCGAGAGCAAGAACAAGAAGTTGAGGAAGTAGCTAATGTACCTAAAATGCTTGCTACTTTACTTGTAGAGAATAAGGTATTAGATACTGCTGATAATATTAATAGTTATCAAGATTTAGTTAATATCTTTGATGTTAAAGATGAAGAGATTATAAATAGATATAAACAAACACTTCCAGAAGAAGTAAGGTCTATGATTGATATGTCTTCTGAAGGGGTTGATTTGAAACAAGTAAAGGAATCAGTATTAACACTTACAGAACTTAATAAGTTAAATGATAAGTCAGATGCAGAAACTTATAAGAAGATAATAGCAGAGAATCTAAGATTGGAGGGATATCCTGAAGAGTACATAGCTAAGAGAATAGAACAGGCAGAGGATACAGATTCAGTTAAAATGGAAGGTAAGATAGCAAAGGAAAGACTTATTAGTAAACGAACTAAAGAAATAGAACAAGTAAAAGAAGATACTAAACGAAGAGAACAGGAACAGTTGAGTGCTTATAATAAATGGCTTGAGGATACCAAAGCTAATGTAAACAACAGCTTAGCGTCCAGATATGCTATGAATGCAGACCTTAAAGAGAAGGTTATAAAAAGTGTAATAGAGCCTGTTGATGTTATCGAAGAGAATGGCATCAAGAGGCCTCTATCTTATTTAGAGAGGAGTCTTAGGGAGGACCCCTTATTATTAGCTGAAATTAATTATTTTATAATGACAAAGAAAATAGGAACAAAAGCAGAACCGCATAAGGCGGAAGTAAGTAAAGCAGTAGAGAATTTAGAAAATGCATATAAAAATTCAAGGATATCTGGTAGTAATAAGACAGATAGTAAGTACGCATCACCTTTATCTAATTTAAATTTAAACATCTAAAAGAATGAATTACAACGGTATTTTATTTAGACCTGAACCCGGTTGGAGTGGTTTAACAACTAAGAATAACTTGTTAAAGATACGAGCTATTGAGCCTAAATGGGCAGATGAGACACTGACTTACGTACAATCAGTTAATTCATCTGGTATGGCTATGGAAGAATACTTAAAGAAAGCTTTAGGTAACAATGTAGAAGTAATGGACTCTGATGACCCAATTAACTATAGAGTATATGGTGAATCTAAAGGTAATACTAAATTAACTTCATATAGAGCTGACGATATGAATCGTGCAGGACTTGGTAAATCTCGATTTACTATGGTGTTTGCGGACCCGCTGTTCAGTGAAGTACATGAGATTGTTGGTATGAATGACCGTTACAGAGTTAAAGTAATTGATGGTCCAGCACAAGAGGGTACTAATTATGCTTACTTATGTGAGGTATTTGGACCGGCTGATAGCTTTATACCTGCTTCTGAATTGAGAGCCGGTACACTATGGAGCAGAGACGGAGCTTCTGTACCATTGACACGTTCAATGAAAGGTGCTAAAGCATACCATACTTCACCATATGCTATTACATTCAATTGGAGTTCTACACGTACAGAGCGAGAAGCTGGTGGTGATATGGCTAATCGACCTGTAGCTTTCTCATGGAAAGACGATAAAGGTAATACATTAACTACTTGGGAACATTATGATACTTGGGTTAATGATTTACATTTCCGTGAATTGAAGAATAAGACTATCTTGTGGGGTAGAGATAACATGAATAAGACAGGTGGTTATGATGATGTCGATAGACACTCAGGAGAAAAGATTATACAGGGTCCTGGTTTAGTTCAACAAATGGAAAGAGCTAACTTGAACTACTATAATACATTTGACATTGATGAGTTCTCTGACCATATCTTACGACTACGAGTAGGTAAGAAATCGACAGATAAAACACATTATGTAGTAAGTACAGGTACTTATGGTGCCTTACAAGCACACAATGCTATTGCAGAGAAAGCACAAGGTTGGACATTAGTAGATAACAAAGTAGTGTTTGGAACTAATGAGAATATGGGTTATGGTAATTCATTTAAACGCTATATGCACCCATCTGGATTTTATATTGACTTTAGAGTAGATCCTATGTTAGACGATGAGTACAGAACACCTGTACGACACCCTGCTAAAGGATATGCACGTTCATATGAATATCATATAATGGATTTAGGACAAACATCAGGAGAAAGTAATATCAAATTGAATTATGTAAAATCAGCTCAAGATATTACAGGAGTACTTAAAGGTTTGAGAAGTCCTTATACCCCTACAGGTGCTTATGTTAAAGATGAAGTAGCTTCATTGAAAGACGGTTGGACTGAATCACGTATGAGCCAATTTATGGTTGTTGTTAAGAATCCTAACAATACAATGATTTACAGACCTAATATTTTAAAATAATAAGTATATAAATGGACGTTAAAAGTTGTTTACAAAATAAGGTAGTTATAGTAAGACCTGTAGCAGAGAATAATGCTATGCACATACCAGAAGGAAAGAATGGACATGTTAGATTTGAAGGTTCATACTGTACTTATTGTGCACCACTTACTGCTAATAATACTATAAAAGAAGTATTAACTCAAGAAGAGAGAGAGTATTTAGAGAATCTAATGGATAGTTCAAGACCGAAAGGTTGGTTATCTGCTTATGCAAGAAAAGAGAATGCATGGTCAGGTAATAGAGGATTTAAAGTAGAACTTGGTAATGATGAAGTTGTACTTGAATTAAGTAATCCTGTTGATTTTATTAAGTGGAAGATTCTATTAAGCAATACAGAAGATATATCACCTACATTTGAGAATAGATTAGACAAACAGTATTTGTTTTACATAGAGAATAAAGAAGAGATGGATAAGAATAAGTCAGAGTTGATTGATTCTAAGATTAAGGCAAGCAATTTATTCTCTGAAATATCTAAATCTAAAGATAAGACTATTGAGTGTCTAATGGTTATCTATAGTGGTGATACTAAGTTTGTACCTGATGAAATGCCAGACCATACAGCTAAGGCTACTTTGTTTAATTTTGTTGATAGTAATCCTAAGAAGTTTATAGAGATAGTAGAAGATGTAGACTTTAAGGTAAAGGGTGTATTATACAGAGCTATGCGAAGAGGAGTAATTAACAGAAATGGATATACTTATAATTTAGGTATGGGAGATGGCAGACAGGTAGGTAATGGAATTGCAGAGGTAATTGCTTATATTAAGGATTTAAGTACTAATAACAGTAAGCAGGAAGAATATATTAAATTTAAAGCTGCACTAAAATAGATGGACGCTAATACTATGGGGGCTGAATTAGTTAGGAGACTTGGGTCTTCTAACTATAACCTCATAAACTTCGATGATAGGGAAAGAACAATACTGTTGAATGAAGCTATGGACGAGTGGATAACAGAACGGTTTATTCCCGATATGAATATAAAGAAAAAAGGATTTGAATTTGATGTAAAGAGAAGATTAGACCTTGCTGGTGTTATAACTTCTCACGTTACATTGAAAAGAACAAGTGGTGATTTTGTATTAGGTACTGCAGATAACGGGGCATTACCTACTCCAGATTTGGACTACCAATCAAGTAGTGATATTGGTGGACTGCCACAAGTAGAAACTGATTATGGTGTGTTCTTTTCTATACCTGATGAGTGTTTGTATATAATAGCTGATACTTGTGGTACAAGTAAAGGTGCTGAAATAAAGCACAATGTACCGATAGAAGTAGTTACATATGAAGACTATTATGCAAAGATATATAACGTATATTTAAGTCCTTATTATAATAAGGTATGGAGATTAGATAATGGCACATATAAACCTGCAGGTACAGGAGGAAGTACAACATCTACAAAACATCAATTGTCTGGATATAATGCAAATATGACAGGAGTTACAAAGATGCTTACTACTTATAGAAGCGGGTTACTGATACCCGGTAAGGACTGGACTGTAGAATCATATAATATGCACTATATAAAAAGACCTAATAGAATATTAGTAGATACAATAACACCAGCAAACATGAAGAATTGCGAACTGCATCCTTCAGTACATACTGAAATAGTGGATAAGGCAGTATTAAAAGCAATAACAGGTAGAATACCTGAACAGTCTAAATTTCAATTAGCCGATAAAGATGATAAAGAAAATCAATAAGATAGACCCTAAGACATATATAGATGGGAGCAGATTTAATTTATTAGTTGATACTGTTAATCAGTTGATAGCTAAAGTCAATGGGATGGAAAGTGTTACATCTATGTTTGGAGAAGAAATACCGAAAGAAGCTACTAAGGAAGTAGTAACTGAAGCAACTCCTGATAAAGTAGAAGCTGAGATAGAAGAAGTAAAAGTTGAAGTAGTAACTAAAATAAAAAATAAATAATGCACTCACAAATAGAAACTAAAAAGGTATTTGTTGCACGTAATTGTGCAAGAACATCAATTTTGACAGCTTCTAATCTGTATACTACTATAGGAGCAGGAGAAGTAGTCGTATTGAGCGATACAGGTAAATTAATTAAGACTATAGCCGAAGCTAAAGCCGCTAAAGCTATTAGATTAGTACAAGGTATCACAGGAGGCGGATACTATATATCAGATTTGATTGAGAAAGGTAAGGTAGCATCATTTAAAGGATTCAAGTTTAGTCAATCAGAAGAACAACGTGTTGTATTAGGTTATAACGGTACTTCAGGAAGTATTGCAGTATTTGACGATAATGTATATTCAGTAACACTTGAATATGATAACGTAGGAAATGCAGTATGCGAAGAAAGCAAGTTGCATAAATTAGCATATAGAAGTCCTTTTACGGCAGCTAATCAATGGGATATAGCTAATGGTATTGCAGAACAGTATGCAACTATTATAGAGAACTCACGATTCCTTTCAATGAAAGTGAATGTAATAAGTAATGAGACTGGTGCTGGTTCTTTAACTGGTTGTGAGGTTATTAAAGGCTCTAAAGCAATAAGCTATACAGGAGGTACTCCGGCTGTAGGTGATGTTATTAAAGTACCAGGATTGACAGGAACTCCTTATCGAGATGAATTTGCAAGTATATACAAAGTAGAATATGTAGATACTGTAAATAAAGTAGTAACTATCAATATACCTTACCAAAATGCCAATCAATCAGCAATAGCAATTACTAAAATAGCTGACTTGACTACAGGTAATTACGGTATTGTATTTGAAGGAGTGTTGTTTCCGTTTGAGTTCCGTAATGGTGATTATGTAAAAGCATTTGCACACGTACAACGTGAAGGATTTGGTATTACTACATTCACTAATGGGGGTACAGGATTTGAAATGCTTATAGGTAATGGACGCCATGAGCCTGTATCAGTTGAAGAGTTCTACTATCAAGGCAGCGTACGCAGTACTGACAACGATAGAAATTATTCAAGTTACGTACAAGAAACACAAACAGGACACGGTTATTCTTCTGTTAATATTAAGTTTCATTCACATGATAGAATCAACATATTAGAATCTAATGGAGCAATTAAAGAAGTAGTAGTGTTTGTGGATAGAGGAACTTATGCTGATATTAAAGCTAATGCTGCAGGTACTGCTTTAGGAACTAATATAATTGAAGGAACAGGTGCAGATACAGTAGGTACTATAGGCAGTTTCTTAAATATACTTAATACCTTTATGGTTGCTTCTGAAGTGATAGCAACAGGAACTAATATAACTAACAATGAGGGTAAGTCCTTGACTTGTTCTGGTGTATTTAATTCCGGTATTGATTTGTAGTTATTTATATAATTAATAGGGGTGTTGTATGTTAGCATATAACGCCCCTTTTTTTGATATGTATGCAATTTGAAATAATAGAATTAAATGATTACAGATTAATAGTAATGGATATTACAAGACGTAGTATATCAGGATTACCAAGAAAGATAACAAGTATTAGAATGAATATTATAAGCGAGTCTATACCTACGAATGTCTTTGACTTAGAGATACTCCCTTATATGTTCACAAAGAAGATAGAAAATCAGATATATGAGATAGATTCCAATACACTTGGGTTGCCTAAGAATGTAAGGATACCTGATGGTGCTTACAACTTCGTATTCAGGATTAATAATACTGATGAATTTAATGTATCTTGTTTAATAGTAACTGAAGTACAGGAGAAGTTGGCAGAGTTATATAAGTTACTACCTTACCCATTAGAGGATTTAACTAAGTTAAACACAAGTACAAAAGAAATAAATATTATAGTAAAGTACTTTCAAGCAATGTCTTTATATGCTAATCTTATACAGAATACAGCAGAGATATATGATTCCTTTGAAGCTAATAAGAAGCTGAACGAATTGAAGAGAGTATTATCAATAACAACTGAACCTAAATTTATAATATGAGTTTAATGCAGATAAACAAAGGATACTTTGATAAAGGTGTATTCTTGTTTGAGAACGGAAAATACATCTATATAGAAGAGATTTTATATAGTGGTAATGGGATAGTGTGGGAATCTGAATTTGAGCCTCTTGCTCACCCTAATCCTAATAACTTATCAGAGATGTTACCGGGACATAAATGGAGACAAGTAAGACACGCAGGAGATGAGTATCCACAGAAGCCAATGAAGATTGTACCTGAAGATGGCAGAATACCTATGTTTAAAGTAGAGGATAGAAAGTTATATCAAAAGTACATAGATGAACCAGATACTAAGTATCTGCAGTTATTTGATTTAGAGGAATTAAGAGGAACTAAAGGAGATACAGGAGACAAAGGAGAAGGACTTAAGATAGATGCTGCAGGTTATTTGAATCATAGACCTAACTGCAATACTAAACATGAGCATACACAACCTACTTGCAATTCATGTAATCCCAATGCAAGACCCGTAGTTACTACTTGCAGTGGAATTGGTAGTACATTTTTAACTTTGGGTAAGTCTGACGGTACCGATTCAATTGAAGGTGTACTTTCTGTAGATGATATTGTACTTTATAGTCCTGTAGTAGGAGAAAAGACATTATCTTATGCGGGAAAGACTGTAGTATTTACTGAGATAGACCCGCAAGATTTACCTAATGGTGTAGTTTATATAGGAGAAGAGGTAAGATCAAGAGGATCTATTACTATAAGTAATACAGGTGCAATAGGTAATACATTTACAGTTACTGTAGATGGTAATCCAATAGCAATCTATACTACAACAGGACTTGAAACAGTATCAAATATAGCAGCCACGTTGGCTATTAGTTTGGGTGCTGGATATAGAGGTATTACATTTGGGGCTTCGTCTTTCTATGTAGATGCTCCTATAGGTGCAGGGGAATCTGGAGATAATAGAGTGTTGGCATTGGTTGTTACAGGTACTGCTGCCGGTTCAGTAGTGGCATTAGGCAACGTGACTGCAGGAGTTAATAGGGGAGCACATACAGTAGATGAACAAGTTAATGCAATACTTGCAGTACCATCTCCTATTGACTACCACGAAGAAGGAATAGGAAGCGGTATTAAACTGACTCGAAGATTGACTTCTGGTACTATAGATGGTAATCTTACAGTAGGCAATACCGGAATAGATTTAAGACATAATATAATAGCACGAGGTATAGAGGCTATTGTTGCTGTAGTGGATACAAGATATCCCGGAGAGGCTGCAGGAGTAGGTCAGACAGGAGAGGGAGTCAGGGGTAATGTTTATGTATGTACTAAGGCAGGTTGGATTTTAATGACTAATATAGCTGCTCCTGTATACAAGATGGCACCTACAGAAGACTATGCTATAACAAAGTTTAACGGATTGTATATGGAGGACTATGTGGATTTAGAAGTTCCTGCTGGTGATGGAAGTACTATATACATGGATGAGATTACATATAAGTTAGGAGTAAAGATAAATAGCATAGAACCCGCACACCTTAAAGATGGTAGTTTTGGGGACGGTTTAGAGGAAGGTGTTGTTGGAGGTACAGGATATAAAGAGGATCCGATTATAGTTAAGGTGTCTGATTTTGACGGTGTTGGTCTTAAGGCATACACATCAATTACAGACTTATATGATGACTTACAAGTAGATGTGGAGCCTTTATTGAGTGATGGTTTAATACATACTGATAAGGGTAGAAATGGATTAGTTCCTTTAACTACAGATGGAGAGATGGTTAAATTTGCTACTGTTAAAGTAACCGATTTAATTACACCTACAACAGCTATACAAACAGGGTTAATTAATTCATTAAATCACCCACTCGGAGTTATACATGAAACTGATACATTTGAGAATATATATGTAAAACCCGGAGATGCTATAGAAGTTGATATAAAAGGAGTTAATGTAAAGTCAGACGAGCTTACTTTAACATCATTAGATAGTCCTATAATTAAAGTAATGGAGACAGATAGTCTCACATTAGGAGTACAAGCTAAGCATATCCATAGTAATATGGCTAATGAAACTAAAGGATTAGAAAAAGAAAATGACACTACAGGCCAGTTCTATGTTAAGATAGATACTACTGATGTAGTTATAAATCCTCTAATGTATAATAACTTAGGTGAAGTCACATTGACTATTCACGGAGTACAAGGAAAGCACCTACATAGAAATATAGCAGATGAGGATAATGGGGCTTTATTTATGGATGAGACTTTAGATAAGCTTCAAGTCAAGGTAGTACCTTTAGGAGGCTTGAGAATAATAAATGAAGGCCTTGAAATAGATAAGTCTGATTTGACTTGGTTAGATGATTTTGTAGTTAAGAAAGTAGAACTACAACCATATAAGGGATGGGTTGGCGGACTCGGTGAAACTAATCTCGGAGATTTGACAGGCGATATTGGAATAAGAGGAGATGTGAATTCAGATATTTATATGAATATTCTGATAAAGAGAGACGGTCAATTTATTGAAGTAGTTCCTGAGACTAATATAGCAGCATTACAGGCGTTAATAGATTTAAAGATAAATGCCTACGACTCATTGGTTCATAGTATACCAGATATAAATGGACTTCAGGCAGCACTTGATTCTAAGTTAGATGATTCTCAAGCAGGGGTGTCTATTGCAACGTTAGGTATAGATGGAAAATTAACTCCGTCTCAAAGATGGGATTTAGCAGCACATACACATGTGATAGCTGATGTAACTAGTTTACAAATAGAATTGGATAAAAGAGTCGAGAGTTGTACTTGGTATGATAATATATTAATAAGAGCTGTAGAGAATTCTACAGGAGGGTTATATATAAGGTCTGCCGACGATGCAACTAAGATGTTTAAATTACATGTAGATAACAATGGTAACTTGTTTACAACAGACACTGACCCTAATTGTGGATAATGGATAATAGTAAATTACAACCACAAGCACACTTATTTAATGAAGTCGATGTTACGAGGAATGATTTATCATTCCTTGTTTTCGATTTGAATGGGACTAAATATAAAATAAGTGTAGAGAATTTAAAGGAACTATTAATAAATAATAGTGAATTAGTTAATGCTATTGATACATTAGATATTAAATTTAGTAGCAGTACCTCATCTAATAGACAAGACTTAATTGTATTATCGGATAGTTTAAATAATTTATTAACAAACAACAATGAGTTAATTAGTAAAATTGATAAAATAGAAGCTAAGTTAGATAGTAACCCATTAATTAGTATACAGGATTTTCTTGTATTAGTAACTCCTATAAATATATTATCAGATAATAAGATAGAACTTGTTGTAGATAAGATAGGTGCTGTATATAGTGATGGGGACAGAATAAGAACATTGACAAGGAATGGATGGAAAACAATCAAATTTGAATAATGAGAGATATAAGAGAGTCAGTACAAATACTGTATAGTCCTGATATAGAGTGGGACTTTACTACAGGACTGTATCCCCCACATGATCATGCTGGATTTAAATGGTCAGGTAACTTTATACCTGTAAAAGAAAGTAGTGTAAAAGGAGAGATGGAATTATATCATGTGTGGATGAAGATGAAAGTAGGAGAAAGGGATGCATGGACAAGTCCAATGAAATTAGTTACTACATTAAATAAAGGAGACAAGGGAGATAAGGGAGATAAAGGAGACATCGGAGTTGGAGTTAAGGGAAACGATGGATTAAGTCCTGTAGTACAGTTTGCAGATAGTAAATATGTGCAAGTGCCTCATACAAGTCCTTCTATAAGATTCTTTAGATTTTGGAAAGACCCTTATAATGCTACATCATGGTATCCGCTTAATAGACAAATAGATTTATTTGAGGCATTGCCGGCAGGACAAGACGGACAGATACTGTCAAGTCATGGAGGGATGGTAGAGTGGGTAAATCCTGTATTGCCTTATACAGATGCAGATGCAGTAGCGGCAGTTATAGATGATAGCTTACTTACAGCATTAAATAGAACATATTCCATAGATAAGTTGAATTTAGTATATGCCCCAATAGTACATACACATGATGATAGATATTATACAGAAACAGAATTGAGTACATCCGGACAATCTTCAATTCATTGGGATAATATAACAAATAAGAGTATATCAAGTATATTAAGTGCTTCTTCTCCATTACAATTAAGTTTAGGAGTACTCACACATTTAGATACAGATGGAAATAAGCATATACCAACAGGAGGAGCATCGGGTAGTGTATTAAGTACAAATGGAAGTGGCGTGTATAATTGGGTAACCCCTTCAACAACAAGAATACAAGATACAGACGGCGACACGTTTGTAGACACACAGTATGATGGAACTGACCCAGATATAGTTACAATTAAAACAGGGCTTACAACAGGCACAAAGTTTCAAATACTTTCTTCGGGTGGAAGTTTTTTTTCTTATGGCACTTCATTATTAAGTTTTAATGTAGGAAGAACATTGAATTTTACTGCTGACGGCGTTGGTAATGGTCGTGTATTTGCTCTTACACCCGCAGGCATAGGTTATAATTTTGGAACTAATGATATTGTTACTCCTGTTATTTTATGGGGTAACGGATTATATTTTCATAATGATGGTTATGGTCAATCAAGATTAAACGCCACAGGATTTGATTTTTATTTGCAAACTGTTAATGCTAAAATAGGAATAGTAGGGGCTGGCAATTCTGCAAGGCATAATACATATTCTAAACCTGATAATTTAAGAGCATCTATTAATCTTGGCATTGAACATTTATTCAATGGTAGTACAACAATAAATGCTCCAGCCGCATTTACTATGGTTGAAAATCTATTTTCTATTTATAATCCTGTTACGACATACAGCCTTTATGGACCAGGTATTGCCGAAGCAACATACACATTAACTAACGGCAGTAGTTCCGTTACAATAATAGGAGGAACCGCTGTTTTATTAAGTGAAGTTAGAGCAGGTGATACTATAACTTTTAAAAAAGGAAACCCAAACACACCAACAGAAACACACATACTTACAGTTCTTAGTGTAAATAGTAATACATCTTTGACATTAAGTTCTCCTTTTACGGGAACAACAGGAACAGATTATTATTTAGAATTAAATAGTTCTGTTGGAAGAAAATTTACTATAAATCGGTTTGGTGAATCTGCTTTTGGAAGCCACGAACCAACAGAGAAATTAGACGTACAAGGTAATATTAGAGTTAGAGGTAATATGCTTAAATTAGATGGTATATCTACAGCAACAAGAGACGCTTTAACAGGTGTTGCGGGGGATATTATTTACAATACTACTACCAATAAACACGAAGGATTTAACGGTAATATATGGAATCCTTTATATTAATAAAATAAATACAACACAATGATAAAAATAGCAGCAAATAAAATTAAAACTTCTGATGTATTAATACCAGAAGAAGTGTATGTAAGAACAATGCAAGATAGTAGAGAAGGAGAGGTTGAAACATTGGATTCAATTCCTTGTTTAAGATTCTTTTATGATTATCGAGCTTACTTAAAAAGCAAATGGGATGAAAAAATAGCAGAAGGTAAAAAAGGCATAGAAGCTAATACTATTACTGTTGATAGTCTTGATAGGGGTAATATTGTATTAATACCTGTCTTAAAGCCTATTGTATCAGCAAATTTAGCAGAGTTGTCTCTATTTTTTAATAGAGAATACAAAGATCACCTAAAGACTTGTTTAGGTATATTAGAAGAAGACATAACTATAATTCAAATGTAATGGTAACATATAATAATTTAAAATTAGACCCTGCTGGAAACACTATAAAGATAGATAGTTTCCAAGATAATTACAAAGACTTCAGAACTATATTTGGTGGAGGTACTACATTAAGAGAACCATTAAAGAAATTTAATAAGTTTACTAATGGTACAGGAACTGTAGTATACAACACTTCTGAAGAGAGATATGTGCTGTCAGTAGCTACTGCTGGAGATTATGCTATATTACAACAGTCCTATAACAACCCTTACTTTGAAGGTAATAGACAAATATTCGACATAACATCAGAGTTAATGCACCCTGAGACAGGTAAGATTAAGATGTTTGGTTATTGGGATATGCAGTCTGTCGGTGTGGATTTTGCCAAGAAAGATGGTATATTGATAGAGACAGATGATACTAAAGTGTACTTAAGGACGTACCATGATGGTACAAAAGGATTTGAAGAAGATATAACAGCTTATACAGATTGGGAAAAGTTTGCTGTATTATCTTATATATTCCTTTGGTTAGGAGGTGCTTTATTAGAGCCTTATATGTTTTTAAGCTCTGTTGGAGTCAAGGAACTAATAAAGAATACACAGGTAGGTCTGGCAGGTCAGTTTATTAAAAGACCTAATAAGCCTATAACAATGGCTATATTAAGTACTTCAGGTGCAGGTAGTTGTAAGTATATATGTTCTATGGTGGCTACTAAACAAGTAGATAGCTGGGCAGGGCTTTCTGTTCCTGTTTATATGAAGTCCCAAGTAAATACTAATATAGTAGGAACTTACTATCATTTAAAGTCTGTTAAGATAGCAGAAGAATATACAAGGGGAGGCTGTGCTATTATAGAAAGAATAGGTATGACAGGAACTACTACTTCAGATGCAGGCATATTACTTATATGTAAAGGTGCCAATATAAGTCCGACTATGGTGCCTGTACCTGATAGTATAATAGAAGAAAGTAATAATTTGACTGGTACTACTATAACAGAAGCCAACTTGGGGACAATTATAAGTGCATTTGAGTTTAACAGCGGTTCTCCAATAGAACATAAGACAGAGTATATAGGTAAATTTTTACCTATAAGTATCAGCGGGGATAATCCTATTTACAATTTTATATATTTGTCGTTATCTGCTACGCAGTCCACAAGTGTGTTAGTTAATTTTATTGAATTTAAATAACTAAAATTATGGAATGGACATTCTTAGATATTCAAAAAGTAAAGGAAGCTTGTAAAGTTATCATAGCAGGGTTCTCTACATCTGCTCCTAATATGTCTGTAACTGAGACTAATAGTACTGCAATGCTATCTCAGTTAAGTGCTATAAATGGCAATACTAATTTAATAGAAACATTGCAAAGTAATACTAATTCATTACTTACAAGTATATCAGGCTACACAGACCAGCTTGAAGGTTATGTTGATAGCATGGAATCTTTACTTACACTACTTGGAAGTAATACAGATAATATAGAGACGTTACTTACATCACTTGGATTAAATACAGATGGTATAGAAGCTGGGTTAAGTTCGATTCAAACAGCTATTGGATTACAAGCTAAATTAACTGACACTCAACCTGTATCAATAGCTTCTATTGCATTGCCTACAGGAGCTGCTACAGAAGCAACACTATCGAGTATAGAATCAAAAGATTTCGCTACACAAGCAACATCAGCAGCTATTTTAGCAAAGATTATAACATCTCCTGCTACAGAATCTAAACAGGATAATACTATAACGGCCTTAGGTAACTTACTTACTGAATTGCAGTTAAAGGCAGATTTAACTGAAACACAACCTGTATCTATAAGTAGTATCTCGTTAGCCGCTAATGCAGCTACTGAATCACAACAAGTATTACAGTTAGCTGAAGAGCAACAAATCAATTTAAACCTTGATGCTCTTACAACAGAAGTACAGCTAACTAATACTAAGTTAGATTTGGCAAGTACAGAAGCTACATCAAGTTCTATTCTTACAGCTATTGGTACATTAAATACAGTAATAGGAGTGATGAGTGGTGATTTAGTATCTGTATTATCTAAATTAAATGAACAGGCTATTTTAACAGATACACAACCTGTAAGTATATCCAATAATGTAGTAGTTGATTATTCTGCTACTACAAGTACATTTGAGTACGACCAAACACAAAGTCTATTAACCGGAATGGGTAATTTAGCTCAGAGCTGGCAGGCAGATAGTATAATAACTGCTTTAAGTACAAAGTTAAATAGTGGAGAAACTGTTAATGTGAGTCCTTTATCTGCCTTACTACCTCCTGACGGAGCTACTGAATCAAAGCAAGTTGAGATTAATACTAATCTACTTAGTATTCAATCAGATATGAACACATCACTAAATACCTTAATATCAAAGGATTTTAGTACAGATACTACTTTAACTGCTTTGAGTGCAAAAGTTGATTATACAAATCTTCTTCTGGAAGCAGCAAATCTTAAATTAGATGATATAAATACAGGTATAAGTAACATTAATAGCTATACAAACGAGATACCTCTTATAGGGCTTTATGGTTCTGATGGGCAGATAAACGCAGGTTCAAGAAGTGTATCTTTGACTACAAGCAATGACTTTACAGGAACTGTATTAGGTATGTCTGTTACCCCAAGTACGACATATTCATTTACTGCTTCTGGTATAAATAGACTTGCGGATATCGGTTTTACAATATCTACAGGAACTTTACTAGTATTATCAACAAGATAGAATATGTGTATATTAGATGCAACACAGGGAACTGATGGTATAGTCAGTGGATTACTGAACTATGGGGTGCTTGGTATATTTGCTGTTATAATGATAGCTATAATAAGATATTTAACAAAAGAATACAAAACACAGAATCAAGTAATTATAAATACTTATGTAGAACAGATTAAATTGATTGTAACAGATAAGGACAAAGCAGTAGCAGAAAAGAATGAAATAAATGATAAATTTTTAGTACACTTAGAAACTACTGAAGTAAGATTACTTGATATAATAACAGAAAACTCAAAGGCATTTGGTAAGGTAGCAGATTCAATAGAGAAAGTAGCAAATTCTATATCTCTATTAGTACACAGTATAGAAGATAGGTTTGAGTCTACTGATAACCTTAACTTAGGAATAAAAACACTAATAGCACAATTTAAACAGAAATGATATTAAAGTACTATATAGATGAGATAAGACTCACTCTAAAGTTAGATAATTCAGATGCTGAAATAGATGATAGGATAATAACACGCTGGCTTAACTCCCAGCGTGCTTTATTCATCAAGAATGAAGTAAATAAAGGAAACCCATTAACACATTCAGCATACCAAACCATCAATGGACTGCCACTAACACTTGTTAGTGGTAGGATGGTTCTAACTTATGATAGTAAACAGTCTTATTTAACTACAGTAAGTAAGCTTCCACGTATAATGGAAGTGAAGGGAAGTCCATTAATAAGGTCTTTAAGATTACCTGAATTGGGTGGTAAGGAATTGAATATTGAACTTCCAGAGAAGATAGAATACACCGGAAAAGGGGTGTTCAATAAGAATGAACTGTATGCAACCTATTATAAGGATAGAGTATATGTAAAGAATACAGAAGACTCCTTAGTGTCTACAAGTCTAAATGATATAACAATAGATGCTATATTTGAGAATCCGTTAGAGCTGATTAACTTCGTGGATAGCAATGGTAATGCAGCCTATAATGTAGATAGAGACCATTACCCGATTAATGATACACTATGGGAGTATATATTGGGGGCTATTAGAAATAATAGGTATCTGTTATTAAATCAAATAAAAGAAAACGAAGTAAATGACGACAGAGACAACACGTAGTATAAAGATTACAACAACAATAAGAAGCTCCTTTGATGTAGATGACTGCTGGGACATATCTAATAAGGAACATACTAAAGACCTATTTAGAGATGTAATTAATAGTTACTTCAGAAATGTAGCAGACTACTTGATAGAAACAGGAGTAGATGTAAAGATGCAGTATAGATTAGGGCACTTTACATTAAGGAAAGAAAAAGTAGAGTTTATAATAAGAGATAATGGAGAGGTATTTACTAACTGCTATGTGAATAGAGAAGCTACAAAAGAGGTACAAAAGACAGACCCCTTTGCAAGACCTATCAGGTTAATGGATACAGAACATATATTAAGATTTAGTTGGAGGAAGGACGGATTTAGGAATATGAGTTCATATTACTTTAAGAAGTCCGGTGAGTTTTCTAAGAGGCTATTCGATAAAGCAATTAATAATGACTTAAGTAATTTCAATGAACTACGTAGAAATTTCTCGTATCTTAGAGAAGATAAACAGGGATAAGCCAGATACGTTTAAATATAATATAGCAGATGTTTACGAGTGGGTGTGGGAAGCTATATCTTTTATAGGTGCTGAAAAGGCATATGGAAGGACTACATTATCTATAGAATTAGATAATAATATGTGTATAGTTCCAAGTAATATATCTGATGTAAGAACTATATATACTTATGAGGGAGAAGCTATGATTGAAACAAGAAATAGATTTGAGACTAATGTATTGAATGGGTATCAGTATATATTGAATGGACGGACACTAACAACTAACTACACCGGAAAAGCAGTCAATATAGAGGCATTTATATTTCCTACTGATGAAGATAATAAACCCTTAGTGCCTGACAATGTGTATGTAATAGAGGCTGTTGTATCATATGTTATATATAGATTAGCTAAGAGGGAATGGATAAAGAACAACGTTGCAGGACAAGTATACAAGGATTTAGAGCAGGGCTGGCTATTCCATGCAGAAGCAGCTAAGAACAAACTTGTAATGCCCACTATGGATGAGATGAGGGAGCTTAATGAGCTACATGATATAAGTAGTGGAGTGAATAAAGTAATGAGGGGTAGAAATGTAGATGACTATAATCTTAACAGATATGTAGTATGAGGTCGTATTCGGTGATATTCATCTTTCTCTGGAAATTATGATTACAAAACAAAGGTTTATTAAGGGAATGGTAAGGGACAGTAATCCATTAGATTTGGACAACCAGTCCTATACGTATATGGAGAATGGAGATATAGTCAATAATGACGGAGAGTCTTTTGATGCTATATCAAATTTAAGAGGAAATAAAGAACTTCATATAGAGTTAGGAGGAGATGAGAGTCTATTCAAACATGTAAGTCCATTTGGGAGTGAGCATACTGAATGGAAGATAGTAGGTGCTGTAAATGTGAGAGATGATATAGTGTTATTTTATGCTAATAATGAAGGAACAGAATCACGGATAGATTTACTTAAGTATGACACAGCTATAAATCATTTGGATAATAGATATTATAGAATACAACTGGTAGACTTGAATTTAGGATTTTCGCAAGATAAGATAATACATGCAATAGGTAACTATGAAGCCCCTGATAAGATAAAGGTCTATTTTGGAGAGAAGTTTGTAACTAATTCAGACATAAATACAATAAGGCAATTAAATATAGCACAAGATTTTACTGATGGTATAGGTGCTCCCGTATATGAACAGTCAAGTTATACAAGAGTTAATGGATTACTTGAGCAGGATTTAGAAATGATGGCTTTAAGCTATAATGCAGACTTAAGTAGATTGACATTTGATAGCGGTAATCTTAGAATAGGTAATGGAGTATTAAGGAACGGAACATATCAGTATTCTTGTAGATATATAGATGATGTAGGAAGGAAGACAATGTGGAGTGAGTTGAGTCCTATAATAAGTATAACTGATAGTGTAAAGAATCAAACTACAGGAACTGAAGGAGAAATGAATTCAGGTAAGTCTATAGAGTTTGATATAAGTATAGCATTCAACCATAATTATGATAATATAGAAATTGCTAGATTATGGAAGTCAAGTATAAATTCTACACCTGAAGTACTTATAATAGATAGAATTGGTATAAAAGGAGCTACTACAATAAGTGTTATTGATTCTTATTATGGAAGTACATTCGGATTTGTAGATTATAATGAATTTAATATACAAGCCAACTTCTTTAAAGCTAAGACAATGGTTGTTAAAGATAATAGATTATTTATAGGTAATATAGAAGAAGATTTCTTTGACACTGAATACGATGCTCGCATATACAGATTTAACTCAAGTAGAATAAGTGATATATATAAAGCTGATGGTACTACATTAGTGGAGTCTTTAAATGGAGCTTTAGTTAATTGGAAAGACACTGCTGAACTAATACCTATTGATTCAGATATACATAACAAGTTCAATGATATATCTTTAGATACTATAGGAACTAATGCATATAAGTATCAAGCTGATGGAACTACATTAGGTGCTCAAGGAGTAAATGTAAGTGTTTCATTTGATACCTCTTATGATTACAATAATAACGATTTTAAGTTAGGCGTTATTAAGGGATTTATGTATGATGAGATATATAGTTTTGGTATTGTATTATTTGATAAGTATGGAAGGCAAAGTCCTGTAAAGTATATAGGAGATATAAGAATGCCTAAGTATCGTGATATATATCCATCATTTACATATAAAAGAGAGTACGATTTATGTGTCCCTTATTTTAATGTAAGTAATCTTCCGGGTGAAGTAAATAACTATCAGATAGTTAGAGTAGAAAGAACTGTGAAAGATAGAACAATATTAACTCAAGGTGTATTAAGTAGTCTTGAAGATAAAGGTACTCATTTTCAACATGGTTGGTATGAACCTCAATCGCCTACATTTGAGTCTTCCGAACTATTCAGATTACATAGTCCTGAAATAAGTTTCTTTAAGGATTTGAATTTAAAAGATACTTATATAGAACAGTTAAATGATGTTAGTTATGATTATTTAGAATACGGGCATGATATAGATGCATTTGATTCTGGAAGTGCTTGTTTCTATTACTCTGATTTAAAAGTAAGTGGCAGTGCATTATTTCCATTTAGAAATAAGATAAAGGACTTTGCAATAGCACAACAAAAGGATACTGTGTATGTAGATGGAAATACTATAGTTCCTATAGGAACAGGATTAGACACTCTTGGTGCTCCTGTTATATATTACAACAGTACTGCTTCTATAATAGCACTTGATACTTCAATACTTGCAATAGGAAAGAGAACTCTAATTGTAAATATAAGAAGGTATATAATTCCATACGGGGCTGGTTCTTATAATAAAAGATTAAATAGTGTTTATATTCCTGCAAGTATAGTATATACAGGAAATGGTACAGTAGGTTGTAGATATGGTGATACGTTTGTTAATAGATATAAGTACTTTCATGCAACTTGGATACATATACCAGAATTAGAGGCTGAATATCCGGGAGGTGTAATAGACCCTAATAACCCAGTATCACTTAAAATATACTCTGCTGCACATATAATAGATACTATAGTAGAAAGTTCAATTAATTTGAAGTTAAGACATGATGATTTTTATTCAATAGGAAACTCCAATATAGATGCTATACAAGTACAAGAGGAAGGACTTACCTTAACTGATAGCAGGGTATTAAAATTAGGTGATGGCAGAGAAACACAACATAATGCTATAGTAGATATATCTCCTACATACTTATATAATTCAGTATATAGTAGTATAAATAAAACTAAATTAGCAATACAGTTACCAGCCGACAGATTAAAGAATTATGTAGCAGATACTATGATAAGATACAGTGAAAAGAAGATATCAGGAGAGTTATATGATAGTTGGTTAGATTTCAAAGCTAATAACTATAGTACATTAGATGCTAATTATGGCTCACTTAATTACATGGTTAGATTAAATGATAACGTATTTGTATTTCAAGATAATGCAGTAGTAGCACTTAGTATAAGTCCTACAGTACAAACAACAACAGATAGTGGACTACCTGTAGTGCTTGGTAAGGGAGATATTATACATTCGCATCAGTATCTATCTACTAATGTAGGAATACAGAAGTGTAATGAAGCAGTAGTTAGTGTATCTTTTATATATTGGATTGATTTGAATAGAAAGAAGTTATATAGATTTGGAGAAGGCATACAGTCAATATCAGATATAAAAGGAGTGAGTAGTTACTTTAAGCAAACTTTAAATAAGAATACGAGATTCTTAGGGGTATATGATAATTCAAGGACTTGTGTTATGTTGTCCATAGTAAATGATTCAATAGGAGTTAAGTATGATGACAATACATTTACAGTAAGTGTGGGATTTGAATTTACCTATCTAACAGGAGATACAACTAACGTAATAATGGAAACAGGCTTGATATATAAATTAAATACAAGCAGTGGAAAGGAAGGTACTTATAGATTAACAGGTATTTATGAAACTAATTTAGAATTTGAGTATCTGTACGGAGATGAGTTTATAAATGCCGATAAGGTGTATATGCACAAATTTATAGACTTAAAGAACAACTACACTATGGTATTTAATGAACCTCTTAATTTGTTTATAGGGTTCGAGACTTTTATACCAGACTTGTATTTAAAGACACCTAAGGGGTTTATGACATCTAATAACGCTAATTTATTATATGAACATAATTTAGGAGAGTATGGTGAGTACTATGGAATTACATATCCATTAATGTTTGAATATGTATTGAATCCACAATCATCTAATGCTTATTATGAAGCCATAGAATTGATAAATGAACTAACTACAGGTGAAAGAAAGCTGGAAGGTAAGTCAAATTATATCGGTATAGAGAATAGGACAATAACTGAAATAAGGGGAATTACTAATACACAGCAATCGGAGTACATTGATTTGTTTGTAAAGAATTCGACAGCAATGACTGAAACAGAACTTAATACAAGTACAGGAGAATATGAAGCAACTGATAATCAGTCCTTTTTAAACTATGCAGGAAGTAGTAGGGTAATAGCAGACACCAATGGAGTTAAAACAGATACTGTGTATCCGGCTTACCTATATAATATAAGTAAAGATTTGAATCAATTTAAGACAGCGGTACCAAGAAATAAGACAGGCTTAACTTATACAGATGAAGGATACAGTAAAGCAATAAATGAGTTGCTTAATGGAAATTATTGTAAGATACGGGTTTTATATGATAATAGTATGATAGGAGGAAGATTTAAGATATTAGATATAATGACACATTTTGAACCATATACATTATGAGATTTAAAAAACAAGAAGTATATAATTTAAAGAAAGCTAAGTGGGGAGAGATATTAACTGCTGCAAGTGGTGTGGCAAGTATGGTACCGGGAGGACAGGTAATAGGTGCTGTAGGTGGAATTGCTGGTATGGGATTAAGTGCTTGGGAAGCTAATAATGAGAGATTGAAAGAAGAGCAGAGAATGAAACAAGAGCAGTTACAGCAATCAGCACAAGGTAGACTACAGACCAATCTACAAAACTACGATTTAAATATACCTACATTTGCTTATGGTGGACAAATGCCACCTCAACAAGTAAGACAACAACAAGTTACACCAATAGCAGGAAATACACATGAACAGGGAGGTACTAATTTAGCTAATGTAGTTGAGGCAGAGCAAGGAGAAGCTAAACAAGGTAATGTAATATATAGTGATAGGCTTAAGATAGAAAAGAAGGATTTAGATAGGTATCAATTACCTAAGAAGTATTTAGGAAAGACTATTGCAGATATTGCAAAAGATATAGAATCGCAGTTCAGTCTTAGGAAGTTGGATAGTTTAGATAATAAAGAGAAGCAAAGACGATTAGATGACTTGACACAGATACAAGAAGTAAAGAAAGTAGAACAAGAGAATAAGACATATAATAACGACTTGAAGCAAGGCAGAGTAGAGATTACACCTGAAATGATGCAAGATATGCAAGGAATACAACAACAAGATATGATGGGACAACAGGCACAAATGCAACAACAAGTGACTCCTGAAATGCAACAACAAATGATGATGCAACAACAAGGAGGACAGATACCTATGATGATGTATGGTGGTAGACTGCCTAAGGCTGCATTTGGACGTACTATACCACCTGAAATAAATGATAAATATAAACAGAGTGCAGAAGAATATTATAGACAAGGAGGAATAGCAGACTATCCTGTAATGGGTAACTATAGTCCACAGGATGAAGCCTATAATGCAAGTCTAAGACCAGTAAGTCAGTTAGTAAATACTCCATATGGTAAAGAAGCTATGTCAAGTAGAAGATTTCCTTTATTTAGTAAAAAGACAGATGAAAGCAACTTAAATAATGCAGCACCTTCATTTACATCTACTTCTAATTTTGTAGTTAATGATTATGGAACATCTATTAATCCACCCGGTATTATAGATACGGGTTCGGGTTCAGGAGACCCAAGAATAGACACTACTGATATAACAAAAGGATATACACCAAGAACTGATAACACGAGTAATAATAACATACAATCGAATAATACTGTGAGTTCAGGTAATCCTCTAATATATGAGTATGGAGTAAGTAAAGACCCTATGGAGTTTAGAAAGTCTTATGATAAAGGTATTAATTTAAATACAAATTCCAGAGAAAATAGAACAAGTACCGGAAATACAAATTCTAGTAATGTATTAACAAGTAGTAATGTAGCAGACTTAAATGCAACACAAGATTTAAGTTTCTTATCTCAAAGATCAAATAGTAATATAAACATAAGTAATAAAACTAATCCATCAGCAAATGTAGGTACTGTATCTATATCACCTGCAAATACAAGTAATGGAATATCAAATAATATAGGTACGACACAATCAGGTACAAATCCACTACAAAGCAAAGACTGGTATAATAATGGATATGGAAGACAGAAAGCAGAAGCAAATAGCAATAAGGGAGTACTACCAAGCGATTATATAACTAAACGTGAAATTAATCAAGGAGGCGGTTCAGGAAATCCTATGGTAGATAATAGTGGCTTATTTACAGGAATACAAGGGGCTGAAGGAAATAGTAATTATACAATGCCTGTATTTGATAGTACTGGTGCTAATATAGCCAACAAGGCAGCTTATACATCAGCAGACAATACAGGTGATCCCAACATGGGCACGGAGTTCAATTTTAACTACGAACAACCCAATGCCTTCTTATCTAATTTAGGTGGTATGTATGATATAGCAAGAGGTATACATGGATTACTTAAACCACAAAAGAAGTTCTCAAGAATCAAACCTGATTATGTAAGAGCTTCCTATGTAGACCCACAAAGAGCCCTTCAAGATGTATCTAATTCATATGGAAGTGCCGCTAATGTGGTAAGAAATAACAGTATAGGAGGAGGTAATTATATGTCTAATATGCTTGCATTGAAAGGACAGGAAGGACAGGACAGAGCAAGAACAAATCAGGCTTATGATGAAGCCAACGTAGGAATAGCTAATCAGTATAAAGGAATTAACGCACAGATGAATGTAGGTACACAACAAGCCAACTCACAAATACAACAGTATGAAGAGATGGTAAATCAACAAGAGAGGGATGTTGCGTCTAATATGATACAAGGAGGACTTACAGATATGTCTGGACATTATTTACAGAGACAAGGAGACCAGAATCAGTATAATATGCAAACGGCTACACTTCCTTTCTTATCACAGAACAATATAAAGGTATACCAAGACAAAGGTAAATGGTATTATAAATATCAAAAGTAATTGATTAAGTAAAATCGTTTCTAATCGCTCCAAATTTTTGATTCGATTTAGTTATCATTTTATATTTTTTAATTCATTAAAATCGATTTTTATAGCTTTTTATAGAATTTAACCGACAATCTGACTAAGGTTGTCGGTTTTTTTATGCAGTTACATAGTATTTAATTAAACATATAACATAATGGCAAGGTATTTTCAACGTGAAAGAAGTTTACCACAAAGCACATATGCACCTATTAATTTGGGTGCTGTTAATCAATTTCTGACAGAGAAGCAGAAAGGAGTAGACCAGTTAATGGGAGCAGCTGATGAAATAAAAGACCAACAGTTAGAGTACGAAGCAATCAAACAGTATGAGGGATTAGGGCAAGATGCTAAAGACTATGCAGTAGTTAAAGGAGCTGCAGATGAATGGTATGCAGAAAAGGAAAAGGCACTTAATTTCTTGACTAATGATTTGAATTTAGATAATTTAGGGGATGCTACAAGAAGTATAGCTAAATTAAAGAATAAGAAATATAATATGGAATCAGGTATATTTAAAGTGGCAAGTGAGAATTTGCAATTATATAATAAAGCAAAGAACGATTTGATGCAGAATGCAAGAACAGAAGGTATAGGTGATTATGAGCAATCTGTTTTATTGAGAGAGTTAGAACAGCAGTATGTTAATAAAGGTGAATTGAAAGGAAATAGTGGAGATTTTAATACATTTGGTTCTTATAATCCATATGCTTTTACTAATACAGGTAAGTTTGTAATGGATGTAGGTAAGACAGAGATAGATAAAGAAGGAATTACTAAGATATATCAAACTACTATAGGAGGTGCTCCTTATATAAGAAAAGATCATTCAACTACAGAAGAAAGAAGCCCTGAAGAAATAGCTCTTATAGGATTTACTTCTATGACAGGTAATAGAAAAGAAAACGCTTCCTTAGAGTCTCAAATAGAAATAAAAGGAAAAGCAATATTTGATAAGACTTACTATGATTTAATTAAATCAGGTGTGAATAAAGACGAAGCAAGAATAGAAGCTAATAAGAAAAGACAAGAAGTAGTTGATTTTGAGAATGAAGCGAGAAATCCTGAAAACTACGGAGCTATTACAAAAGAAGGTTTTTCTTTTGATAATTTAAGTAAAGATGGATTTAATAACAAGTATGCAGGTACTATATATGGTAATGCTTTAAATCAAAGTATAATACATAATGCAGTAAAGAAAACAGATTTAGATTCCACAATACAAGAAAAACTAGATTATAATTACAAAGGAGGAGGAGGAAGTTATCCTAAATCTGATGCATCAAGTACAACAATAAAGACAGATGAAGTTGAATTTGATAGGGAGTCGGCATTTACCGACTATTCAAATAAGAAGAATATATATGATGAATTAGTCAAAGGGTATGCAGCAAATGCCACAAATAAAGACTATTTATTAAATTTAAAGAGAGCTTATGATTCTTACAGAGATGTTGAAAATACAATGAAAAAAGACTATACTGTAAATGGAGTAGACTTAATAGAAGACCAAAAGAAAAAATTGATATCAACAATAAATGCAAACACAGATAAAATAGATGCAACAGATAAAAATAAGGCATTAGAAATATCTAATAAGTTGCCTGAATATATAATGAGATATGGAGCAGAGAAAGGAATGAATATGGTAAAAGAAGAAATAGATAGTTTACAAAGTATGTCATCATTAGGCGGTATAAGTAAGTTTATAGGACGTCAATTATTAGGCCCGTTTGGATTACCTACTAATTTATTAATAAGTGGCAATGATATATTAAATAATGAAGGTTCTGATGATGTAATAGAAAGTGGAATTAACACATTAAAAGAAGCAGAAAAAGGAAATAAAGAAACACTATATGGAATAATATCTTATGGAGAAGGAGAAAATAATAAAATAGAGATAGCACAAAAGTTTGCACAGAATATAGCTAAAAATAGTGGATATAAAACTTTAACTGGAAAAGATATAAAACCAGAAGATACTGATATATATAGTATACCAGCTGGAATAGGAAATGATAATGCTATAAGAACAATAGAGTATGTAGATGAAAATGGAGAAAAGAGAAGAAAGCAAGAACAAGTTAAGTTTAATGGGAGTAAAGAAGAATGGTATAGAAATAAACGAATTATAGGAAGTTCACTTGTTTATGATTTTATAGATGATTTAGAAAATACAGGAGAGGCAGGAGAAGGAGCAGACGGAGTACAAGAAAGACTTCTTAACGGTTCTAAATACCTATTTGATTCTTATTACAAACAAAATGCCAATAAGATGCTTACAGCAAGTAGAGGAACAAAAATAGATTTAGTCAATTCAGTTGGTTCAGCATATAGAGTAGAAGCTATGGGAGATGGTAAGTTTAAATTAGTTGGGTATACTCCTGAAGGAACTGAAGTTAAATACGACAGAGAATACAACTCTAATGATATAGCTGTTATGACAACTGCTTATGATAAAAAGGTAATAAATGATTTAAAATCTAATCCGTCAAGATAATGCCACGAGATCCTAAAGAGTACTTTGATTTTGGTTTTGATACCAATAGTTACTCAGAGCAAATGAGTAATAAAATAAAAGAAGAGAAAGATAAACAACTTATAAAAGACTTTAATTTTGCAGGAATGACTGCAGAAGAAGCCGATAATTATATAAATAAAGAAAGTAATAAGGCACCTGATACTGAATACCTATTAAAAGGAGCAGATGTTAGTAGTTTTGGTGGACTTGTAAGTAGTCAAGATTATACATATGATACATTTAATACAGAAAAACTAAATGACTTAGCAGCCGAAAGACAAACAACCTCACAGAAGTTATTAAGAACTGCAGCCAATACATTAGGTAATGTACCTATAGGTATAATAGGAGATATAGGAGGTACAGCCGCCATCTTTGAAGATGACTTATCTAATTCATTAACAAGATGGGCAGAGGAGAATAGGGACTGGGCTGCAGGTAAAGTATATACTAAGACAGGAGATACGGATTGGTATGGTAATATAGGAGGAGGCTTATCAAGTGCTATTCAATTTGGTATAGAGGGTGCTTTATTTGGTGCTATGTTTGGACAAACAGGTGCAGTAGTAGGTAAGTTACCTAAGTTATTAGCAACTACTGCTAAATTACAGAAAGCAACTAAGTTAGCTACAGTATTAGAGAAGTATGGATTAGCTTCAAGGAATGCAGCAGAAACAGCACTTGAGTTAAGTTCATTTAGTAAGAATGTATTAGCAGGTACTACAAAGGCATTTGAAACTACTATACCAAGACTTGCTACTGCAACACATCTTAGCTTACTTGAGGGCAGGTTAAGTGGTGTTACTGTATATGATGATTTTATGAGAGATAACCTACAGGCATATATAAATAAGTACGAAGAACAAGATGGAACTAAAAAGGCACAAGAGGCTGCATCACAGGCAGGTAATACTACTATGTATATAAGTGCCTTAAAGAATATACCATTAAATATAACAGGCACAGCAGCTGCATTTAAGAATGTGAATAAAGAAGTAGTTGAGAGATTTGGATTGAATGAATTAGCTAAGAAGGGAGGATTTGCAGAGGGATTAAAGACTATAAAGCAAAGTAGAGACTATAAGAATTACATAAGAGATAACTACGGGTATAGAGCATTAGGGGAACCACTTCAAGAGGGACTTGAAGAAACCAATACAGGAATGGCTGAAGTATCTGGTAGAAGATTAGGGGAATCACTTGCAGGAGAAGATTTAAGAGGAGAAGAGAATAAGTTCTCTTATATAGATGAAATGACTAACTTCGGCGAATCACTTGAGAGGATAGGAACTAAAGAGGGAGCTATTGAGTTCGGTATGGGAGCTGTTATGGGTGCAGTTACTACAGGAGTAATGGATATCATGCCAAGAAGAGTAACCGAGAATGGAGAATCTAAGTTAGAGTGGTATGGTAGAATAAAGAGTGATAGAAAAGAAAGAGAAGATAGATTTGACTTAGTAGGTGAGACTATGGTAAAGGACTTAGAGAGGATAGATAATCTTAATGATGAGTTGATTGAAGTAACTGCAAATGAACAAGCGGGTATTAAAGTAGAAGGACAAAGAAGCAAACAAGATGTAGAGAATGACTTATTTAATATAACAAGCTTTAATGCAGTTTCATTAGGTATTACAGACCACTTAGTACAAGAGTATAAAGATATAGCAAACCAAGACAATAAAGACGTAAACAAAGTAGCTAATAAAAGACAAGAGGAATTCAATGCACTTAATAAGGAGAGTGCTAAATTAGATGAAGCAATCAAGACTACAGAACAGGACTTCAATATGGCTAATGAGCAACAGAAAGAACAAATACAAGGACAATTAGAAGAACTAACAAAAAGAAAAGAAGTAATAGAGAAAGATAAAGTAACATTAAAGGCTGAAATAGCTAAAGTAGCAGGTAAGACAGAAGCTCAAGTTAATGGATATGCTAAAGATAAAGACGATAATAGATATAAGCAATTAGCTGAAAGACAGATAGATAAGTTGAATGAAGCTAAGGCAGCCTATAAAGACTATGAATTCAAGTACGGTAATACTGCTGCAAACAAATATGGTATAGTTAATAGATTACTTGAGTTGAGATTGGGCAGTATGACTACTCAAGAGAATATAGAGAATAGTATAGAAGAGTTCAATAAAGACTTAACATATAAAAGCCCTAAAGATAAAGGCAGTTTAGTTGAATATGAGATGGATAGTATGTTAGGTAATTATGTTAGAGTTAAGAAAGAAATAGAAGCTCTGCTTGAATTACAAGCTAAGGAGAAAGATAAGGGAATATCTGATGTAATGACTAAAGAGATTAATAGTAGAAAAGATAAGTTATCTGATTTAAGACAGCAAATTACTGTAAAGGAAGTTAGTGCAGGAGTTAAAGTTAATATGTTTGAAGAGAAATATAAACAAGAAGAAAAGATATTGAAGAAGAGATTAGATGCATTAGAAGGAGATAAACTTAAAGTACTGAAAGGAAGAGAAGAGGAAATCAGTAAAACAAATAAAAAGATAAAAGAAGTAACTGATGAACTCAATAAATTCAGTACAGGCTTAACAGAAAATAAGTTAAATAGTAAAGCATCAAAAGAAGCCCTTTTATCTTACGAAATCAGATTGACTGCACTTAGACTTCAAGCAGAGAAAGAGCGGAGAGAATTAGAAAGAACGAGAAAAGAAATAGCTGGTATAGGCTCTAATGTAAGTCTCTATGAAATGAAATCAAGGTCTTTAACAGATAAAGAAAAACAATTAAAAGAAGATACAATACAACTCGAAGAAGATAAAGATAAAACAAGAGAAGTAATAGATAAGATTAAAAAAGAAATAAGTACTTATGATATTAATACACCAACAGATAAATTAAAGATAGAGGAGCTGAATGAAAGTCTGTTTTTATATGAAGAGAAGTCTAAGTTCTTAAGGACACAGAAAGAAATGATTGAAGATGAATTAGATAAATTAAGAAAGGAGAATAAAGATACTATAGAATATAGTAAAGATAAATCTAAAGCTGTTGTAAATAGTGAAAAAGACAAAATAAGAAATCAATATGAAGAAGAAGTAGCATATGAGAGAAGTGAAGAGGGGTTTAAAACACTAGAAGATAAAGTATCAGATAAATTGAACGGACACTTAATTAACTTTAAAAACAATATAGAATCCTATCTATATCAAGTAAATAGACATGATAAGTTATTAACTGAAGAAGGACAAACAGAATTTGTTAAGAATGGTATAAAAAATAAGACTGAAGCAGTAGAGTCATTTAAGAAAGCAGTACAGAAAGCAAAGGATAATGTGGACAGAGAAGCAAACTTAAAGTCAAAAGAAACAACCGGAAAGACAGTAAATACAGTAAATGAAAAAGCAGAGAAAGAAAGGTTAGCTAAGGAAGCTAAAGCAAAGGCTGCAGAAGAGGCACTGAAGAATAAGGCATCTGCAGGTGTGCAAGCAGTTATAGATTTAAAGGAACAGATTATTAAATGGTCCGTAGTTGAAGGTGAAGCTGATTTATTAGCTTCATTAGATAAAGTAACAGAATGGATACAAGATAATCAAGATGAGCATAAGGATACTATAAAATATATAAATGAATTTACAGATGCCTTTAAGAAAGGACAGCCTGAAAAATTCACAGGTATAGTAGATAATATATTAAAGACACTTCCATTATTCCCTATAGATGCTACAGAAGCCATGAAGAATGTACAGTATGCTAAGGGTAGAATGAATAATGAGTTAGCAGACCTTGAAGACTTGAACTTTGAAGAATCTAATATACACGAAGAAGCACGTGATTTATTTAAGGTAATACAAGACAAGAAAGATAATGGAGAAGCTACTACAGAAGAAGAAACTAAAATGACTGATTTACGTAGCAGACTTAAAGAGCACAGTAATAAACTAATAGACCACTTCACTAAGCTAATAGAGGATTATAAATTAAAGACATATGTATTAGACGAGAACGGTAATCCAATAGCAAGAGATTTAATAGAAGAGCATCGCAAACTATTTGCAGTAATGAAGAGAAGCTTCGATGTAATATCTCCTACTATGAGAAAGAACGCACGTAGAAGTAGCTTAGATGCTGTAGTAGGTTACTTAAATAATTACTTCAGACTATTACAAGATAATATGGAAGTAGTAGGAACAAAAGAAGTTGAAGGTAAGCCTGTAGATGAATTAGTAGCTAATCTATTTAACTTTTCTATACTTATAAATGATAATGAGATTATAGGTGTAGATCCTGATATAGTCAATTCAGGTACTATAAAAACAGTACTAAATAAAGCACCTGAATATGAAGAAGACTACAATAATAGACATCAATATACAGATGAGACGAATAGATTAAAGACAAGTGTATTATCTATTGCTAATACAAGTGTAAGATATAATAAAACAACTAAATTACAGGAGGGTACAGGTGTGTTATCCATACCTACAGAATCATCTAAATATCTAAATAGAGGAGATGTAGTAGAGTTCATAGTAGAAGATAATGACGATTTGCTTATAACAAATTATGAAGGTGAGAAAGAAACTAAGATGACTTGGGGAGAATTTAAGAAGAAGTTCAATGGAAATGAGCAACTATTAAATGATTATATACCTATTAAAGTAATATCTAAAGGAATTGAGGCAGGTTACTTACATAGTATAGGTAGAGTAACTGATGATTACTTCCAAGTAGAAAAAGATAGTAGTATAGAAATAAAGAGAGATGAACTAAGAAGTGCTCGTACAAATATACTAAAAGGAGCCGATACAGGTAAAGTATACTACAAGTCTGTAGGTATATTAAATGCAGAGAAGTCAGGAAGCGAGAATGAATTAGATAACTACGGAACACTTAATGAAAGACTTAAAGACTCTAAAGAGGGATTAGGTAATCCTATAATAGCAGTATCTATAGGAACTTCATTGGTTACTTCTGTAGATGGACAGAAGAGGAATATAAAAACAAGTGAGTTCTCTGATGAGTTGAGAGAGTATCTTAAGACATTTGGGTTTGGTAAGGCAATAGCATTAGTTCCTTCTGCTGATGGAAGTCTACAAGTAGAGTTCGTATTGCAGATGAGTCTTAATGGTAATGTAAAGAAAGGAAATAAGAATAAGAAGATAGGAACTGATTTGATAGAAATCTTTATAGGATTCCTATCTAAATTAAATGCAACAAGTAATCCATTATATAAAGAAGGAGTACTTATAAAAGATGAGTTCAATATACATGACTTAATAGAAGCTATTACATATGTAGATATAAATCATAGTGATATCGCAGGAGTTAATATAGATGCTTCTAAGAATGCATATAGTAAGATGTATAGAGTTAAGGAAGGAACTAAGTCTAAGTATTATATAAACATAAATCAAGCCAGCCCAGCAGTAGAGATTACAGAAGCAAGTCTAAAGAATAAAGATGTTATAAATGCTATAGGTAATTTAAGATTTAATGCAAGTACTAAAGCTATAGAAAAGAACATACAAATACCTAATGGGAATGGAGAGCTTGTAAATTATATAGACTTTATAGGAGATAGATTTGTAATAGATGCTAAAGTAAAGACAGTAATACATAATACAGAAGATAACTTAAATAACAATATAGGAAATACGGAATTCATATATTATAATAATCCTGTAGTGGCTTTTAGTGTAGATGTAATGAAAGATAAGCCTAAACCACCAACAGAAGAAACAAATAAAGAAGAAGTAAAGCAAGAAGTAGAATCAACTAAACAAGGACTAAAATTAAATAATGCAGAGCTATTTGAAATAGAAGGTTCTGAGCTATTCGATTATAAAGTATTTGAAGGTATTGTACCTGAAGTAGAAGCAGTAACAACAGTACCATGCAAAACAAAATAAATCAACTAAATAAATTAATATGAATTGTGAACCAGTTGAATTAATAGAAGTATATAAATCACTAAGACCAAATGCCACAGAGAACGAATCTAATATTTTGGTAAAGATGGCTGTAAACTATAATAATAAATACGGAGATAGAATAAAGGACGCAAAAGAGCCGTTTAAGTATTTAGATAAAGAATATAAGATAGAGTCTAAGTTATATAAAGACTTAGTTAGTTATTATGGAAATAAGAGAATGGCTAATGAAGTATTAGCCATTCATGTCTATTCGGGCTCTAAACAAGCTAATGCTTTTTTAAGTAGTATTGGATATGACTTCGAGAATAAGACAGGGGAACCTACCTTTAATCAGATATCATCACTATTAAAGATAAAGACAGATACATTCAATCCTGAATTTATAAAGGCACTAAATGAGGATTCAGTATACAGTGTAAAGGGATTAAGTGCTAATCAAATAATAGAGTTAGTTAATAGTTATGTACAAGGCTTTAAATTAGATAAAGATGTATCACCTATACAGCAGTTGGATTCCTTTACAGAGGACTTAAAGACCATATTAGAAAGATATAAAGCAACAAGAGATAAAATAGCATCTCTTATAGGAGACGATACAAAAGACCAAAAACTTGTAAATAGTGAGTTAGATAGATTTAATTATTTAGTAAATGTGTTTGAGGCTGCTACAAACGAATCTAATTTAGAGAAAGTAAGGACACTTGTAGAAAGAAGACTTATAAATGATAAGACTATAAAGATAAATCTGAAGAATAAGAAGATAGAATTAGCAGCAGATGAGAGATTAAAAGCTATGTGGAATGATACTGCTTCATTCTCTATAGATTGGAAAACTACTGCTAATGCAGCCTTAAAAAAGGTACTATCCAACATAGATAAATTAAATGACCTTAGTATAAAAGAAAGAAATGAGTTCGGGTTAGTTAAGAAGTTAGATAAGGAGTTTGTTATGCAGTATATGATAAACTCTGTAAGTAACCCTAATGCAAGTGCAGAGGAGATGCTTGAAGAGATAAAAACTAAGGGTACTATAGGAAGTAATATAGTAGAAGAGCTTAATAAACAAAAAGATATAGAAGGATTAAAGAACAACTTGAAGGCAGTATTAACGACCCAAGACGTAAACTTAATTACTATATTACATAATACAGGAAGAAAAGAATCACAAGAAGGAGCCAATGACGGTATAAAGAAAACTGCTTATCCGTTTCTCACTAACAGAAATGCCTTAGAGAATAGAATAAATAATGAATGGAGATTAAATCAAAAGATGTTATCTGAAGGTATATACAGTTCTGAGTTAGGTAATATGAAAGGCAGTTTGAAGTTAATAACTGATAAAGGTATAGATTACAAGTTATTAAATCATATAAAATCATCAAGCCTATCCACATGGGAAAAGAAAGCAAAAGAACTTATTAAAAACACTACAAATAGACCACAACTTATACAAGCCATTGTAGATGATAGAACCATAACTGTAGATAGAAAACCTGTAATAGAGTATGGTCTATTAAGTACTCTTAATGGATTAGGTATAGATGTAACAAGACCTGAACTTGAATCTTTATTTAATAACCCTACTAAGTACTTTAAACTTGCAGGAGTTAAAGGAAATGTAAGTATACATGAGATGTTTACAAGTAATAAGAACGGTATTATACGTAATATATTCCATACAGGATTTGAAAGAGATGCAGGTGAATTTGAAGAGCTATCAAGTGCATTTAATCCATTAAGTAATAATAAACTTGTAAAGGTATTAGCTAATCTAAAAGCAGAGAACTCAGATAAATATGTATTAAGCAATTACAGAAACAATGAAGGTAATATGATTTCATCTAATAGTATACCTTCAAGATTCAGCTTAGTAACAGATAAACTAACTAATGAAGATAAGGGTTTTATAGAAGATATGAGAAAAGGGGATTTTACAAGATACTCTGCATTTCTACCAGAAGCAACTAAAGAAGAAAGAAAGAAATACAATGATAAGATTAATCTATTCTCTCTAAAAGAAGTCAATTACTTCTATATAGATTCCATGAATAAAGAGAATGGAGGAGAAACAGATAAACCTAAGACCCGACCTAAGATGACAAGAGAAGAGCAATATATGCAAATGATTACCTCCTTCTTTAATAGCGGTAATGATTTAACATATATGTCTCCAGAAGTAATGTCTGATAAATCTAAGTATCCATTACTTAGTTTTGAAAGGATTGAAGTAGCTGACTTCAAAGATGTATATGATAAAGACGGAAAGCTTAATTTAGTTAAGGCATACACTAAAGGAAATAAAGATGAGGAGCCAATGAATATCTTAAATATGTTAATGCAGTCAGCCTATGCAGAGATAGAGAGATATAATATGATGGTAGACTTAACTAATAAGTACAACAATAATGAATTGAGTGTAGAAGATAAACTTAGATTTGAGAAGATTAGTAAGACTTATAAAGATGGAGCAATGAAGTTCTTCTTCTATACAGAAATGAATAAAGAGAACACATTCGTATTTACTGACGGTAAGATAGATATATCAATAAATGATAATAAGAAAGCAATAGCAGCCATAGTAAATAGAAGTGCCGAATTATCTATAAATAAACTAGTAGATGAGTTTAAGAAATATGGTATATATAACTATTTAGAATCAAGAATAGCAGATGAATACAAAAAGAAGTCCGGTAATATAACATTGTCTGCAGAAGAAACTAAAAGAGGTAAAGGATATATGGATAAACCAATAAGAGCCTTAGCTACAGAGATGCATATCAATCAAATATTATTGAATCATAACTTCACTATGACGTTTGGCGGAGACCCTGCAATGTTCTATAAAGAGAAGAAAGGAAGTTGGATTAGAAATTCAATAGATACATACTTTAAGAGAATGGGAGGTATATCCGGTACTGCAATTAAAGGAAGGTACATATTTAAGAATGAAGATGGAACTACAGACGATTATAGTAAAGTAGAGTACTTTGTAATAGATGATGTGGAAACAAGAAGATATCAAGTAAGAAATAAAGAGCTGCTTGATGTAGACCAATATGGTAAAGTAAATGTAGCAGATGCTGAAGAGATAACATCTCTAAGAGAAGATATGACTGTACTATATAGTAAGGAAGGTATATCTACAGACACGTTTAAGAAGATAATAGATAATTTAAATGCAGGTAAGATGCCAAACTTACATGAGCTTGGAGTAGAATTACAAAAAAGAAAACCTCTATTCTTTGCTACAGAGTATGACCAATTCACAGCATCTAATCAAGTAAACTACATGAAATCAAGTTCATATGCAGCAACTAAGGAGTTAGCGGCTGGGTTTGATTTAGAGGTATTGCAAAAGTATATAGAAAAGAGAGAGAAGAAGCATATAGCTGACGGTAACAGAATCAACGTAAGAGTAATCACCAAATCTGCAGCAAAAGCAAGAGGTATTGAACCATTTGCTATATTTGATGTACCTACTACAGATTCTAATAGAGCACAAGATAGAACAGCAAGGATAAACGAAGTTAAAGTAGAAGCTATGTTCGAGAGAGGTGGTATGATATTAGATAGAGATGGATTAGGTCTACAACAAGAGGAATTAGATAATGAAGATGATACTATTACTAACATAAGCCAATTAAACAAGTTAGCATTTCAAGGACTTCTACTTGATGACAGGAAGCTATTTATATATAAAGGAGGTAAACCAATATCAGCAAAAGAATTAAAGAAGATAAAAGAGAATATAAGAAAAGAGATATTTAAAGAAGCTAAGAACGAATTTGAGAAAGAGTTTGGTATAACTAATGGTAAGTTTACAGACCTAAAGAAAATAGTAGCTTTTATAAAAGAAGAACTTATATCATCAGGTAAAGCTAATGAAGCAGATATGATTAGGATTGCAGAAGATGGTAACTTGGTGGTGCCATTATATCTAACTCCTGTATATAATACAATAGCTTCTAATTTGGTATCTTTAATTACTAATAGAGTAGTTAAGTCAAGAATGCAAGGTAAGTCCCATGCACAAATGAGTAACTTGGGATTTAGACATTTAGGAGACTATAATAAATCTAATATAATATTTACAGATAGTTTCAATGAATCTCTTACATATACAGAGATAGAGGGTAATACAGTAAAGAGAGCACAGATAATAATCCCTTGGCCCTTTAAAGATATAGATATGAAAGACTATATGGTAGGAAATAAGATAGATATGAATAAGATAGATAAAGCTCTACTAAATACCATAAGTGCTCGTATCCCTAATCAATCCCATAGTAGTACAATAGCATTGGAGATAGTAGGATTTCTTCCGCAAGGCTATGAAGATATGGTTATATTGCCTGACGAGATAACAGCTCAAATGGGTTCTGATTTTGACATCGACCATTTATATAGCTACTTATTTAATCACGAAGTAGATAGTAATGGCAAGTTAACTAAGATAAGAGAGAAGACAAATAAACTCGCATGGCTGCAAAACAACTACATGGAAGTATTAGAGTCTCTATTCACACACCCGGAAGTAGCCAAGAAGTCATTAAGGTCATTAGACTTTAAAGATGTTGAAGATTATGTAGAAAAGAAATTAAACAGTAAAGAAATTAATCTAATAAATAACCATTGGGATATAGTAAATACCTTAGATGACTACAATTCAAATCAGAGCGGTAAGAAAGGTATTGCTATACAAAGTGTACATAGTGTTGTAATGGCTTATTTAGAAGATAAGGGCATGAAGTTAAATGAAGCTATTAAATTCAATGGAAAGACATACACAGGAGTTGGATTAGGCACATATAAGAATCATAAGAATGAAGATAGAACAAACTTCAACTTCACTACAATGATACAGAATGAAGCAGTAGATAATGCCAATAATAAGCTATTAGATGCTACTGGTTGGACATTAGAGTTGTCTAAGGCTTTTAATGGATTGAATGCTTTGATAACAGATGAGAAAGATTCTATATCAGGAGAGATGATAATGGCTATGTTCAATCACCCAATAGTCAAAGAGTTACAATTCTTATTAGAGCAGTCAGATAGTCAATTCTCTGGACTAAATTATACATTTAATGGTGCAGTAAAGAAGTTAATAAGAGAAAATAAGCTTACACTTGAACCTAAAGTATATACTGCAGAAGAGATAATAAATAGTTATAAGAATCCTGTAATGGATAAAGGAATAGCACTTAGTATACTTGAGAGCTTAGTACAAGCCAATAGAGTAGGTCAGTCCTTAGTTAATATAGGAAGTGTACTTAATATAGATAGTAAAGGAGTTGGAAGCGACTTCAATGAACTTGAATCCAAGCTACTTAAATATAATAAGGTACTAAAAGATAAGATATTTGAATCTACTAAACAGCTATTTGAAGATGAAGACGGTACTAATGAGTTAGGAGAAACTATTAGCTTAGGAATTAAATATACTAAAGATTTATTCAATAACAAGGTAGGAGATAAAGAAGCTCTATTCCACTATAAGAAACCATTATATACAGACATAATACAACTAGCTTCAGAGTATAAAGGAACAGATTTAAATGCAGAAGATATAAGTTATTTGTCTAATGCTACATTAGATTATTTAAAAGCAGATAGAACTAATCCTATATTTGAGGGGGATTCATTAGATTCAATAAGAAGTAAGTTCTTATTCGGTGAATCTACATTATATAATAGAGTTAATGCTTTCCTTAAGAGTATAAGTAGAGCACATCCAGCCTACAAGTTTATATCTAACTTAGAAGGTAAAATAGACAGGAAGACAGGTGCAGTCTATATAGAATATAAACAAGACACTAAGACAGAAGAAGAAGTACAGTTGAATGCAAACTCATTACTATCTATGTTCTACAGTGATGACTTAGTAGAGAACCTATTAGCTAAAGACTTGCTTAAGTATAACTTTGCTATGGGTGATAGATTTAACTTTAATTCATTTAATCAGCTAATATCTCCATTCGTATTAGAGTCTATAGGTATAAATAGATTCTATGAAGATATAAATCAAGACTTAGATAACAGACAAGTAGCAGAGCAGGCATTCCTACAGATGGTTAGACATAAGCCATCATTAATAAAATCAACAGGAAATCCTATAAGAAATGTAGACGGACTTATTGAAGTAGATAAGGAATATGTAAAAGAGATTGAAGACTATAAAGATTTAGATAATATACTTAAAGTAGGTGTAACAGAGCCTTATATATTATGGAAGATAGCTGATTTGGAAACAGCAAGTAAGTCAACTTATAGAATAATGCCTCTATTGGGAAAAGGAAACAAGACAGAATTCGTAAAAGGAGAAACTCTTACAAAATCAGTACTTAACGCTAATGAAGATACAGCAGTAATTAGTGAGGACTTTGGTTCTATAGTATTAAACGGAAAAGAAGTAAGATTACATAAGTCAATAACATCCCTGTATCAAGATGTAAATAAGATAGGTAAGAAAGAAGCACTTGAGTCATTAAGTAGCTTTAAGGACAAGTTCATATCTACAGTAATAACTAAATTAGAGAAGTATATACCTGAAGATTTGTCTTTAAGTATAGATAATACAATATATACAAAAGGAGTCAATATAAATAGCAAGAAGATAAAGATAAACCCTAATAGATTTAACACAAGTATGTTAAATTATAAAGGTGTAAGAGATGAATTTGAGACTACATTACAGCATGAGTTATTACATACTATATTTAATAACTTATTAAGTGTATCTGATAGTGATACTAAGATAGTTAAAGATGAAGGAGTAATGAAGAGAGTTGAGGTAATAACTAGGATATATGAACATCTATTAAATGAGAAACTTGCAGGTAATGCTAAAGGAAGCACAGACAGAATGCTTACTGATACGTATGATGCAGAACTTAATAATGCCTTAGATAGTATAGACGAGTTTATGATTGCACTTATGACTGACAAGAATGTATTTGATAAACTAAAAAACATAACATATGACAAAGTTAATTCAGATAAATCGGCAATAGAACAAGCACTAATAAAGACAAATAATCTATTTACTTATTTACTTCTTCAGGAGGGAATGACTAAAGATGAAATAAATAAGTTGAGAGGTATAATAAGTGAGGAAGGTAATAAGAGTTCTGAAGAGTTAGTAAATGAAATTAAAACAGAAAATAAAACTTCCAGAGAAAGAGTAAATGATTCACCGAAAACTGAATTAGTGATACAGACTAAGGCTGACTTGAAAGCTAAAGTAGAAAGTACTAAAGCAGATGTAGTTATAAACAGCAGTAAAACACCTATATTCAATACACTACCAAGCAAATCAGATAAGAAAACAATGACTTACGCAGGTATAGGAAGTAGAGAAACTACACCAGAAGTATTGGAAGCAATGACTAAAGCAGCCAAGTACCTTGAAGATTTAGGTTACACTTTAAATACAGGAAAGTCATATACATCAACTGAAAAGTATTTAGGTAAAGAAGCATATGATTTAAAGAAAGCAGAATCTGATAGATTAAGTAAACTATATGGCAATAAAGTAGGAATGGACGAAGAAGGTGCAGACAGGGCTTTTTCAGCAGGTACATCAAGAAAGAACTTATACAGTCCAAATTCACGTATACCTGAAACAGCCATGCAAGTAATGAAAGAAATACACCCTAAACCAAGTTCGTTAAGTGATGGTGCAGCAAAGCTAATGGCGAGGAATACAAATCAAGTATTCGGTGAGAACTTAGACACGCCTGTAGATTTTGTTTTATTCTATGCAGAAGAAACAAATAATAGTTTAAGACCAAAAGGAGGTACTGGACAGGCAGTAGAAATGGCAAGACGTAAGGGAATTCCCACTATCAATATGTTCAATGATAATTGGAGAGAGCAATTAAAGGAATTACTAAGTAAAGAAAAATTAAAGGAAGTAGAAACAGAAAAAAGAGAAGTAAATAGAGATGGAATAAATATATCTAGTTACGAAAGTGATTTAGGTAGTAAATTAAGTAATTTTGCAAGACTTCCTATTAATTATAAAGGAGTACGATACAGTTCAAGTGAGGAAGCCTACCAAGAAAATAAACCAAAAGAGAAGTTAACTGAAACAGAGTTCAATGCCAAAGTAAAAGAACTTATGACAGATGTATTAAGAACTAAATTACTACAGTATCCTGATTTGACTACAGGAATAGATAGAATGGGTGGAATTGAATTTCTTAATAACAGTACGCACAATCTAATAAAAGACGGAGTATTAATTAAACAAGACAAGTGGACAGGTAAAGATGGTTTATTTATGCAGTCTTTAAGAGATGCCTATTCAAGTATTAAGAATATAGCAAAGCCAGCAATCCAACAATCCTTATTTGATACAGAACAAAACCAAACCCAAGAAGTAAATAAAACTGAAAAACCAGTAAGCCTATTCAATAAAGAAGATAAAGAACTAAAGAAGGGAAGTGTTGTAGAGTACAATGGAAAAAGATACCTATTCTGGAATAACAATAACGGCAAGGCACAGATAATAAATACAGATGGTACTAAATTCAGTGGTACTCCTAACATAGACAAACTTACTGTATTGGGAAGTTATCAAACAACCATGTACAATAATACAGAGTATATAGTAACAGATAAAGGAAATGTATATTCAGGAGCTAATGGTGGATTAGTATATACTGCACAAGACAATTCTACTAAAGTACAAAAAGAAAGGATAATAAATCAAGCTAAATTAGATAAAGAGAAGTCAATGCAGACTACTGCAGTAGAGCCTGAAGTAAAACAAGAAGAAAAGGAGATATACATTCCAGAAAAGCTGAAACCTAACACATTTACTTTTAGTGATGATGTAGTAATAGATACCCCATTCAAATTAAATACACAACAAGAAGAAGCTTTAGGTAAGATGGAGTCATTTATAAGTTCTAAAGGTAAGAAATTTGTATTAAAAGGATATGCAGGTACAGGTAAAACATCTATTATAAATATATTAAGTAAATATATATATGAAAAGTCAGGTAAGACAGTCGTATATTCATCTCCTACACACAGAGCCAATGCTGTATTATCATCTAATATAGATAAAGGTACAGTAATGACATTACATAAGGCATTTGGGTTATCTCCTATGATGGATTTAGAGACGTTCTCTACAAAAGATTTAAAATTTGAAACTAAAGGAAGTAAGCTTGGATATGGAAGTATATTAGTTATTGATGAAAGTTCTATGATAAATGACGAACTATTTAAATTTATAGAAGGCTACGTAGAGGAGAATGGTATTACTGTACTATTTATGGGAGACCCAGCACAGTTAAAGCCACCAAAGCAAACAACATTATCTAAAGCTTTTAGTGTAGAAGATAGTTATGAATTAACTAAAGTAGAAAGAACTGGTATAAGTCCATTATTATTTGAAGCCACTGATATAAGAAATTCAAAAGAAACAGAAGACCAATTTAGTTACATGTCAAAAGAAAATTCAAAAGGAGAGGGTGTTACATTTACTAATTCTGAAGCCGCTTTCTTTGAGAAAGCTAAAGAACTATTTACATCAGAAGAAGCAAAAGAGAACAAGCTATATGTAAGAGTGGTAGCAGGAACTAATGAAAAAATAGAAGATATAAACAATAAGATAAGAGAAGCAATATATGGAAATCTTGCAGTTAACGAATACAACAAAGGTGAGCTTCTAATGGGATATGCTAATTACAAAACAGATTACAGAACAGGTAAATCAGAGATTGTAAATTCAATAGACTATGAAGTATCTGAAGTTAGCGAGCTTAAAGAAACTGAACACGCAGGTAAAAAAGTAACTTATTATACTTTAAAACTTGAGAATATATTAAATAAGAAAGAAGCACCTAAATACATAAACGTATTAAGTAAAAGAAATGATGAAAGTGTATATACTGCAATAGCAGAAGAGTTTGAGAAACTAAGATTAGCTGCAATAAGAGAACCAAATAAAAGGGCACAGGCTGGTAAATGGCAGGCATTGTCTGAATTTAAAGACACTTTTGCATTACCTAAATCAGCAGATATGGGAGTAGATTCAAAGGGAAGCAAGGCAGTTAAGATAAGTAAGACTATAGATTATGGTTATGCACATACTATACATAAATCTCAAGGAGGTACATATAACAATATAATGATAGATAGTAGAGATTTAGATAAATTTAAAGACAGTGAATTGAGGAAGCAGTTAAGATATGTAGCAGTAACAAGAGCAAGAAAATACGCATATGTATTAGCATCTAATAAAAATATAAAGAGTACAGATAAGTATAAAGATATAACACTAAGTGCTAAGAATGCAGCTGCTGATGTATCAAAAGATAAAGGAGACGGTTGTTAATTAAATAATAAATATATGGCATTTTGTCCACAAGTAAGCGACCCCAATGTGGTTGTTGCTTTCAATAATATAGTAACTATGTTTGATGGAACTCCTCTTAAAGTAGAGGAGTTTAAATCACTTGATTTAAGAAAGGAAAGAACAGGGGTAGATAAGGAGGCTATGGATATAGCATATAATGTGTGGGATATAACTAAGGGAGAAAACTTGCCGGAGACTATTAAGGAGGCTGTGGATTTGATATTAAATAATACAGCACAAGAAACAAATACATCTAACAGTAAAGAACAAATAGAAGCTAATAGAAATAAAGAAACAGACAGTGAATTAAGTAGAAATGAAAACGGTGAAGTACTTGCACCTAATGGTAACGTATCTAAACTATATAAAGATATAGAACAGCTCGAAGAAGTAACTACAAAGCAACAAGCAGAACAACTATATAAACAAACAAGAAGTAAAGAATTTAAGGATTGGTTTGGGGATAGTAAAGTAGTAGATGAGAACGGTGAGCCTTTAATAGTTTATCATGGAAGTCCATTTAAGTTCAATTACTTCAAAAAAGAAAACATAGGTAAGAATACACTAAAAGAAATAGAAGGATTTTACTTTTCTTTTTCTAAAGAGTATTCAAAGGGATACTATAATATGGATCTTGTAGGAGATAACTATATATTTGAAGATATAATAATGCGTAATCCAGATACCTATGGATATTATATGAATTTAAGTTCTAATGGATACTTTAATATAAAAACAAGAGAATTTACAGTTTCTGACAATACCCTATTAGATGATATTTTAAACAATGAAAAATTAATATATGAAATATCTAATGTAATTAGAAAATATAACAAAGACTATAACTTTTATAATAGTAGTATAGATATATTTGAACTTTCCTCTATATCCTTTAATAATGAGCTTATAGATACAAAAGAAAAAAAGAAACTGATAATAGATGAAATTAAAAATAATGTAATTAATTTTTTTGAAATGGCAGATAAAAAATTAAAAGATAAAGGAGTTCCTAATTACAATCCAACTGTTTATCCTGTATTTTTATCTTTAGTTGATCCAATAGAAATAGATATAGCTATAGGAGATATAACTTCTAAGCAAAAACTAAATTTAAATAACAATGACGGATTAATAACAAAGGAGGAACTATTAGTTAAAGAACCAAACCAAATCAAATCAGTCCTCAATCAAGGCACATTCAGTACTACAGAAAACAATATATACTATCAAAACAACACAACTCAATCCACAGAAGATTATATAGCTTCAGAAAAGACTATAAGAGATTTAGCTGCAAGAATGTCTGATAGGATAGGAATTCCTATTAGATTCGAATCTGATAGAACTAAAAAATATAAAGGTAAATTAGAGAATAACACAGCTCATATAAATTTAGCTTATGCTACATTAGATACACCTATACATGAGATATTAGGACATTCTATTATTAGAGCTATTAAAGATAAAGAATTATATAATAACCTACTTAAAGAACTCGAAACAGGTAAAGGTAAAGAAGTATTAGATAGGATTAAGAGAGATTATCAATATAAGCAATCTAACATTGAAAGTGGCAACTGGGAGTATGGTATGTATAGAATACAAACAAGTTCTACTGCTCACCAATACTTTGACACTTTGAAAGAAGCAGAGGAAAATATAGAAAAATATTCTCCCAAATATACGTTAGAAGAACAACAGGAAGAAGCCATTGTAGAATTATTAGGTATGATGACTGCTGAAAAGTTAGATGTGATTAAAGACGGTAAGTTAATATCGTTACTTAAAAGACTATTAAAAGAAATTAAATCTTTTGTTAAAGACCTACTCAAACAAAAGGAAATAGAAATAGATAAACTACCTGATAATATGACATTAGGAGATTTAAGTGATTTATTAGCATACAGTAATAGTAAACTTATATTACCAGGATATGAAGTAGAATATACTACACCTGATAATATGAAGTTTAAAACTTATAGTGAAGCAAATAATCATATTAGTAAATTAGTTAAAAGTGTTAAAGATGTTGATTTAAGTGGTGCTAAATTAAATATTATAAACCAAAACACTATCAGTAGTATTAATGAAATAAAAGTAAATAGTTTTAGTGGTACTGATATAGATGACATTCCCTTTTATGCTGAAAGAAGAAATGGTATATGGTATTTAAGTTATACAAAAATAGATTTAGAAAATGATTTTTATAATAACCAAGAAAATGTTACTACTAATGTTAGTGTAATCAGGTATTATAATTTAACACTAAATTATAATAATATTAATCAATTCATAGAAAAAAATAAAGAATATGAACAATCTAAAGAGATTATAGATGAATGGAAAAGAATAAATAATATAGTATACAATCCTGAAGAAGTTTACAGTAGAGGTCAAGGGTTTTATAGTGTTGTAGGAGCTTATAGTAGTTTTGATGTTAATCTAATGTTTCAAAACTTATTAACACATCTAGAAGACCATAAAAAAGTAGGAGGGGAATTTGTTATATCGGCATTTACTAAACCTATAGATAAGAATATAGGTCATTTAGAAGGTGGGGGAGGTAAAATTAAATTTAAAATATTTCCACAATCGAATGATATTAAATGGGCTGCTAATAGAGATGTATTTAGTGGAAGTGTTTGGGATGCAAGTGAAAAAATTAACAAAGATAAAAAATCTGAAATATTGGGTGTAAGTTACACTAAAGCACCTTCAATGACACATATAAATTCAGATGCTATCGTACCTAATTTAGCAGATGTAATAGATAAATTGGCTTATCAGCATAACGAATTAGGAATACAATTAACAGGTAATAATTTTAGATTAGAATATGACGAAGATATACCTTATCAAACTAAGAAGTTATTAGGTAGTTTAAATAATATATTAGAGAAGAAGTTTGGTAAATTAATTGAACCTGAGATTAGTAAAAAACAAAATATAAACAAAGACATTATAAGTGAATTTGAAGTACTGCATAAAAAAGTTAGTGGAGATGATTGGAAAAATGTTACACAACAAGAAATAGAAAGACATGAATATTTATCTAATTTAATAAATAAAGTAGGTATTCAACCAACTCAAACTAATGAAAATTTAAAAGAGAATATTGAAAGTGTTAAAGGAAGAATAAGTGATTTAGTTAATACAGAAGAAGGAATAATTGATTTACAAGAAGAATATTTATCTCAGGCAATAGAAAATTTAAAAAGTCTTAAAAACGCTAAAATTTTATTTAATGATAGTTCTGTAAATGAGGAAAATGTTTCTGCTAATAAATGGTTTATTCAATCAGAGAATAATTATCCTTCAATAGGACTTGATACAAAAAAAGAAGCTGAAGAATACCTAAAAAATGAACTAACTGATGCTGAAAATTTTCTTAATAAAATAAAAACTAAATCTAAAAAAGAATATAATAAGCAAGCATTAATTAACACTAAATTAGCAGCATTAAAGGAAGTAGCTAAAAAATACCCAAGAAGTTTAATTAGAAGCGAAGTTAAGCAATCACTAGTAAAGAATACCAGTACACAGAATTACCTATTTGAAGATGATGAATTACCATTTCAAAGAATACAATCAGAAACACAAGAAGACTTCCAGTCAGTAGAACCTACAATAAACTTGGATATAGTATCAGACGAAGAGTACCAAATCCTTAAAGAGGGTATAACAACCACTGCAAATGAAATATACGACAATAGAATAAAAGCATTAAAGAACACAATAGCAAAGCACCCTGATAAACAAGAGAAGTATAATGCCCGTATTCAAGAATTACAGGAAGCCCAAGAGAAGCTAAAGGAAGATACTGTATTAAATGAGATACTTACAAGCGTTGAAGGTCTATTAAGTAGTGCTAAATCAGACTTAACTAATGACCAAACAGCCACAGGAGTAATGAACACATTACAACAGTTAGCTTCCATGAATGTAATATTAGAGATGTATGCAAATGAAGATAGAATAAACAACCAAGTACTTAAAGACAAGGCATCAGATTTAATATCAGAAATGATGAGATTGTCTAATGTAGCCAATGCACTTGTTCCTAAAGTAATGAAAGGAATAGC